AAGAAGGCAGACGAAGAAGCCAAGAAGAAGGCAGACGAAGAAGCCAAGAAGAAGGCAGACGAAGAAGCCAAGAAGAAGGCAGACGAAGAAGCCAAGAAGAAGGCAGACGAAGAAGCCAAGAAGAAGGAAGACGAAGAAGCCAAGAAGAAGGAAGACGAAGAAGCCAAGAAGAAGGAAGACGAAGAAGCCAAGAAGAAAAATGTACCGTCCATGGTATTTCTTGTTCCATATAGAGATCGTTCGCAGCAACAAGGATTTTTTGCGAGACATATGATTTCGGTCATGGAAGATATTCCCAAAGACGAGTACAAGATTTATTATATACATCAAGTCGACAAACGGGATTTCAATCGAGGAGCCATGAAAAATATTGGTTTCTTGATGGTAAAAGAACAGTATCCAAACGATTACAAAAATATTACGTTAGTATTCAATGATGTAGATACGATGCCATATTTAAAAAACTTTTTGAATTACAAAACAACCCCTGGAAAGGTCAAGCACTTCTATGGCTATAAATTTGCTTTAGGTGGAATTATATCAATGACTGGAGCAGATTTTGAAAAAACCCTGGGTTTCCCCAATTTCTGGGCGTGGGGATATGAAGACAATATGATGAAAAATAGAGTAGACAAACACAGACTAACCATTAACTACGAGCAGTTTTATCCTATCATGGACAAAAATATTTTGCAGTTAAAAGATGGTTTGAAAAAAATTGTAAATCGGGGTGAATTTGATACATATATATCAAAATCAGATAATAGCGGACACCATACAATCAAAAATCTGACATATGAAATAAATGAAACAACTGGGTTTGTCGATGTCAAAACATTTGACACAGAAAAACCAAATAACTCGAATGAAAATATTCCATATGATCTTCGACAAGGAACCCGTCCATTCAAGGCTGGCAGAAGAGGCGGTGGAATGAAAATGTCGTTTTAATTTCAAGGAGAAGATGCAACAACAAGCTTTATAGCTAACCCAACTTCGTCTATCGTTTCCCATATACCTGATATTTTGATAACATAGTGATTGTTATCAACGCCTGTAATAGGTTTCGCGTGTTTTTTTAGATCACGATATATTTTCATACAACCTGAATACAACTGTTTGGATAGGATGTTAGATATTTTTTTCTTGCAATGGTTTTGGCGCCGATAATAATCCAAAATGTTATATTCAATGCGCACCAACTCTTGAATCATGCGTAAATTCTGTTCTTGATAAGGGTGAAACTGCAAAAACAAACCATTTAAATGATGTTTTTGTTCAAACTCTCGCAAGGTTAAATAAAAATAGATACCATTCATGGTGAAGAACTGATTTGAAAATACGATTTTCGAAAACGTCCCTTCGACGATAACATTATTTTTTTTCTCAAGCAAATAAGTATTATGAATGGAATATTGATTTGTTTTCAATGCGATGTTCATTTATCTAATCAAATAAATGAACATATGTTTATTAGGTTTTGTCTATAGTTTTTAAATTATTCTTCCACGGGCTCTTCTTCGGTCTCGTCTATCATCTTCTTTAAATCTTCAATAACCTTGTTACGCTTTTCGATTTCCGATTCAAGATCTTCGATTTCTCCCTCAATGCGGGTCATCTGAGTCAGAACGGTTTCGGGTTCTTCTTCGGTTTCTTCTTCGGGCATATCGGTTTCTTCTAAATTCTCTTCGTCTTGGTTCTCAAGACCCTCTCTCATATTTTTAGTAAAATGAGAAAAGATGATGAACGTGTAAAACACTACCAAGATAATTAGGATAGCAGTAGGAATATTTACGGACAATTTCATAATTATATTATAACATAATACTATATATTATACTGAATGACGGAGATATTTACTAAAAATACCATATCTGTCCTTCCATCATGGAAAGGAGAAACATTTGAACAAATTACTACAACCATTAGAAAAAATAAGCGTGAAGGAACGATAAGTGGTAGCAATTTGTTCAAACGTCAACCCTTAGAGATTTATCGTCGCGAGATTGCGACACGAGATCCGACGTGCAATTCTCGTACGTCGGTTTCGATAGATTTACTAAATATGCCGAACGGATCGATTATTAATTCAAAGGCGACGAATAAAAATGGTTTAGTCAATACATTAGACATCCATCTAACGAGCAATAAAACAGAAATACCTGGAAGTTGTGACGCTGAATGTGATATCGGAACGCCACAAAAGAATGCATTAAGTCGCTTAAGAAGTAGTGGAATGATTAAAAAGAATTTCGATCCTGCAAATAACAAATCAAAGTATTATGCGAATGCGAACCAATATTTGAACAGTCGCAGCAAGACATTTCAACAAAATCAATACAACTATATTCGCGAAGGGGACTCTAGTGTAACACCCGGAAGTGGGCTATCTGTTAACAATTTGTACAGTCCCGCTGGAAAGACCGATTGTGATAAACACTTTCTGTCTGTGGATACAAGTTTCAATTACGAATGGATATCCGTCGATAATGGACAAATTCAATTTACGGTGGATGTATCAGCAGGGTATTATGATGTATCCGATATAAACAACTTATTGCAGCGCGAGATGATCAATAACTACCATTATTTCTTACAACCCGACAACAAAACCAAAAATACTTTATTGGACATCCAAATGAACAATTTAACAAAGAAGGTGCAATTTACTGCTACGCCAATCGATGCATCGACGAACTTGACCACACCGGTAATATTCTCAGACCTTGGAGATCTAGCAGTTGATTGGACTATACCTGCATCGCCGGGTGGTGCACCTAAGATTATTTTGAACAATGATATTCTAACGACTTCTCTTGGATTTACAAGCGGAACATACCAAACCAATACATCCCCAAATGTATCCAGTTACAAATTGCGATACACTGTTCTGCATTACAAACCAAATAATTATCAATTTGCTCAACAAGGAGCAGTGTCGTCAAGTGATTTGATTGCTCGACGAAGATACAATACCATTACCAATGCTGCTTCGTCATACAAAAGTGCATATGGGATGCACGTTGCAAATGCATTAGCATATGGTGTTCCAGCAAATGGATATACAGTGAAGGACAAGATTGGTTACCCTAACAAGAAGACACCGAGTGTTGGTAAGGATGGTGTATACAAAGAATGTACCGATACAAATATTCGAGGTGGGTAGATAAAATTGAAAAGAATTGTGAATAACTTGATATATGTAACAACATATATATATCAAAACATGAATGCTACTGCTATTCGTAATTACACCCGGAAGTTAAACCTACTAGTGGATGAGTACAATGAGTTGTGCCGTATGCGCAATATGTGGACTAACTATTCAAATAACTATTTGAGGGGGGGTAGCTCGGACCATTTCCATTTTAGCATTATGCGAGAGACAACCACTACTTTTCCAAAAAGTATAGAAAGGCACCTAGAGAACATTTCTCTACATATACGGAAACGATTAGTATGTGAGCATATGCATTATCAGAACCTTAAATTGGTAAATAAAGACATCAAATGTGGCTTGAAGCGGTATTTATTTCGCAGAAAATGTAAAAAGACAAATGTAATGTTCTTTGAGAACAAATATGTTCCCACAGACATTCAAATGTATATTTGCAGTTTTCTCAGTGTTCGCGACGCGTTCGCTGTGAAATTCACAGGCGCAACAACGAACATATCTAAATACAGAAACACGCTAGAAAAAATGAAGTTGTCGCAACTACGAGACTTACCATATGTGTTTTCATACCGATGGGAGACATATAATTCGAAACAATCTTGTATGATACGTGTTATAAAATCGTCAAAAAAGAAGGATTTGATAGATAAAATTGTAAATAACATAGATCTATTGTCAAAACATTTCAAAGAATATACTATTTCAAAAGGCACGGTTCAGTCTATTAAGGCGGGATTTGCATTGCAGGATGCGATAACGAATGAAGCATTAAAAGAGAAATTATGTTGTAATATGTTTACACACGGGACTGTATGTAGTATATTCTACGACCCATGCTATATCCCAACAGAATATGTGCCTGAATATTTACGAATATTCAAAATCATCAATACGTATGCTGATGATTTGGAAAAAAAAACGATGAAAAAAAAATAGAAAGAAAAAAACCGGTTAGTAAAAAGGGAAACGCAGGAAGCAACTAGTCGTCAAATACATTGTAATCAACGTTATGTTTCATACACCAGTTTACACATTTGCGCAAATTGTTTTTAATGAGGTTGTTGATTTTATCCTGTTTATGTTTGTTCTCAATTAACGATACTGTATAATGTATATTTTCTATTTGCTGTTGACCGAATATCGCGTTCAATTCTTCTAGTTTATTCAAAAAATAGGAATTGATGGGTATGGTAAGAAAGCGATGAATGTGCAAATCGTCCTTGTTGTTCGTCATTTTTTCGAATGCCCGGTGTAAAAAAGGGTAAAATACTTGACTGTTCTGAAATATGAAACCTTTGCACACTACATATTTTTCCGAATTTGCGTATCTGCTTGTATGGGGTTTCACTATACTTACTTTTTCATAAAATGAGGATAATATGTAGAGCAAATCAACTGTATGGTGCATAAACGAATCGAATATTTTCAAGATAAAACACCCACCTTTTTTTTGCATAACAAGTGCAAACGCCATTTGGGCAAATAACAGGTTCGATATATGACTTTCTTGGTTGTTAAAGTCACTTGAAAAATCGAACCCACCATCGCCAGTAATTAAATCCATACATGACGAATATTTCTCTGCACAATAGGTGAAATTGTCCAACGACAATATGTTTCCCGTACCGTCTTGACCATTCTCAATAACTACATTTTTGTATTGGTTCAAAAAATGCTTGGTTTTTTTCCACGCGGGTATATTTGGATCGTGCTTATCATCCAATATGGTCATACCAATATATCTATCATATGGACACTTGCGTTGTTTACATAGTGCCTCAATAAAACCGCCTGGACCTTCAGCCAAGTGAAAACTGCGAATAGGTTTGGAGTTTGCTTCCAACTTGAATATTTTCATTATTTCAATCATTTTGAAATATGATCGCGACAATGGATTGCACGATGCAATATATTTATTTTTGTGAGGGATATTGGTATGTATGTATTCATATGGATTTGTGTATTTTTTAAATATATCCCAATCTTTTTCGATCAAACCAATGTGTTTTTTGATTTCATACAAATAATCACTTTGTGATTGTGAAATGATAGATACAGGTTGGTTATGTCTTTCAATGTAATCTATGTACTTATATGTAAAAAAATTATTTCTAGGCAATTGATAATACGTCATCAATACTAAATAATAATTCTCGCTGATAGGTAAAGAGCTATTATTTTTATATCATTTCATTATGGCTTAATTTTTTTCGATTACTACCTTCTTCTTATTTTTACGTATTTTTTTGGGTTGAATAACAGTTTCCAATGGAGTTTGTTTCGCGTCTTCTTTTTCCAATTCTTCGATTTGCGTATGAATTGCATCCGTATCAACAGACGCCTTATTCTGCATGTTTACATTTCTTACTTTTTTGAATACAAAATAGCGGTTCATGAATGAAATTCGTTTTTCTTCTGGTGTCATATACAACGCTTGTCCAACATCGTGTTTCATATTGGGATCTTGTGCAACATTGTCTTCCATTTGTTTGAATAAATCCGAAAACATACCTGTCCCGCTAGGTAAATTCATATGACTGGCTTCTTCAGTGCTTACAATTACAAACCCATAATTTTCCATTTCTCGAATGAAATAGTCAAAATTCACCAAATATTCTACAAACGGTTTATTGATGCTCTCTTGGTATATAGAAATGTTATAACCCAGACTGAGTTCATCGTCAGGGAAACCCGTTTTGTCGTACATTTTTGTAATTTCATAAATTTTTCTGTCTGCTTTCATGATGGGTATGCGTTCACCTTCTTCTTTGTTTTTGAGCAGATTGAATACAGCTCTTCCGTCATAACACGTTCCAATAAAGTGACCATCGACCTTGGTACATTCACTCAAATTGCGTATAAATTCGTATAGAGTATCCTTGTTTTCAAAGAAATAGTGCATCGCAAACTGACAAGAACTGATATTGAAACCTTGTTCGCCGATACCGTATTGATTATATACACCTTTTCCAAGCATTTCTTGGTCTTTGGGACCATTACCAAACACCGCCTTCGACACTTGTTTGTCCTTGTCCGTTTCAAATGCAGAACCGTTGCGAATATTTGTACCACTGTTTCCTCTGAGGAACAATGCTTTCATTTTGCTATTTCTATATTTCTTCACAATGTTCAAATAGCGAGAACACGCTCCATCAATGCGATTGTAAATATTGTCTCTCGAAATATCAATTCCAAAGACAAACTTGAGTTTTGATTTGGACCACTTCGACAAGTCCCCTGCCTTTCCTACCGCGTAATCAATGAGGGTATCCCCACGATTCGCTACACCTGTAATCAATGACCTCTTTACGACCAAATTATGAAAGTCGCGCAACCCTTGCGTACTGGTCTGTTCATTGGATCGACTATAATATACATCGTTTTCTTCTACAAATTGAGGAATTTCTTCTCCGGTGCCGATCATTTCTTCGGTAATCGGATGATGAATAGACCGCCAATTGCTGTTAGCAACGTGGTATGCATTGCCGTAGTTTTTCAGACCCGCTTTCAACTCCGCAGTTTTATCATATCTTACGCGCAACGGCACCCATTTCCAACCATCTTTGTTTTCGTGAATATATTTAAACTCCACAATGGTATCTTCTTCAAAATATTCTCCTTCTTCCGATAACAATACCATATTATCACCTTGTTTCTTCAATATAATGTTACATACATGGGCATTCTCGTCGTAAGGATGAGTGGGAACAAACGGAACCGGTTTGTAATTGTCGTTGCTATCTACATCGTTTGAAAAGTGAATATTATCATTCAAAATGTCTTGGCAAGGGTTTAAGAACCCGTGCTTTCGTTCGTCGTAACCGCATCTGAGCGTGAGTGTCTTATATTGAAGAATATTAGAATTTGTACTTACATCCAGACCATCTTGGTATATATTAGATACCTTGTCTTTGCCGGTTTCCGTTTTTTCTACTGAAACAAGGAAATCAACTGTATTGAACAGAGGAGGTTTCCACTTAAATGAAGAGTTCCACGTGGTTTTGTACAAACTCCCTGGTTCGTCGCCTTCATTGTCTGCCCCAACTGGGAAATAGGCAGGTGTAAAGATCAATCCATCTGTCTCGTATTCGTAATTATCATCTTTTACCTTGGATAAAATGGTAGAACAAGCCTCAAATATACTTTTTTCGTCACTGCTCTGTTGAAATTCCTTCACTTGAATGCGAATATTCGTATGCAACGCCTTGTTTTTGGGTTTCACTTCATTGTTTTGTGCTGTATCCATGATAGAGACCGCATCAAGTTCTTGCACATATGTATTCAACAAGTTCATACGGCACTTGCCTGCCGGGTCTTCTTTGTTGCGTAGTGTAAATGGGAGATGCCTAACTGACTTATTATTTATATAATACACGTCAAACCCAGCATAAATATTCACTATCTTTTTGTTTTTGTCGTATTTAATGAATTCGCCGTCCAATATGCTATCAAACAAATGCGCATTGTTGGTTTTTGAACCAGTAAACATGACCCGCATATTTGTATCAATCATATAGATTTTTCCATTTTTATGTATGTACAACAATCTTCTTTCGCCATCTGCTTTGTCGGTAACGGTGTAATCTTTCAAAATGGTTTTATGTTCGTTATCTGTATCGGATTCTATAATATTTGATAACTGTAAGGTGTACGAACTGGGACCAAGAAAGTGTTTCGGTAGCATGCGCCAGTATTCATAGTCTTCGCCGTGTATCATAGTAATATAATGTTTTAGGACATCATCGTGTTCGCTATATGCGACAGGGTACTTAGTATCTTGAATGCCCGACAATACAATGCGGATCACCTTGCGCAATTCAGATAACAGTTTGTCTGCATTATCAAAGTTCGTTCCTGAACCAACACGGGCATTGTCTACTTCTAATTCAATCTCGTAATGTTCTACATTTGAAAATACGCCAGCATCTTGAATATTATACTGAGGAATAGGTACGCGGTTGTTCGTCTTGGATGTTTTCACAATAGTCAAATCAGCAAAGATTGGATACGTCTCGTGATAGAAACGAACCCTGTTCAAAGAGCGAAACATTTTTTTTGAGTCGACCCATTTCGACATAATATTTCGGGCAAGATTGCTATGAATATTAAAATCTTGTTCCTCTTGGAATGAAACGCGGAAATTGAAATCTTCCATATCTAATTTTGGTATGAACTTGTCTTTCTTGTCCTTTGGAGATGATTTGCGTGTAAATTTTATCTTATTAAATACATTCGAAGGCATATTGACCAGTTTTTGAATATCATTTGTTTCACAATATTGTTGTATCAGATCAGTGCCTACAATTTCTGCACGAATATTAGACATTCGCGTTTGTCCGGTGCGCGGGTCGGTATATTCATTTTGGATACGCAGCATCTGATTTCCATTATTATTCTCCGCCTTAAACCCACAAGAATACAGTTGTTTGATTACATTGTCGTAGTTATTTTTAGTGATGGGTTTTTTAATACGAGGATTGGTTCCAAAGCGAATTTCCAATTCACTGGATTTGTTGTATGTGGACAATAAAGGGTTGCTTTCTAAATAGAGGGAAACGATTCTATGAAATTCATCTTTCTTTTCACGCAGGTTATTGCTGGTATTGTGTGTTTTTGAATTCATAATATAGAATCTTATATAGTAAAATCATATATTATTTTGTCGCAATCAATTTTGTATATATTACCAATGAATTGTTTCCAGTATTGTAGTATACAACTCGTTCTTTTTTAGTTTACTGGACGGTAGGTGAAGTTTTTCCATGATGGTTGTTAAATCCGCAATTTTATATGCCGACAGACTTTTCATCGTCTTTTTCATTCCTTCTAAACATACAAAATTGTTGTCTAGATGTTCAATATCGCTCGATGACGCGGGTTCTAGTCGCAACTTATATTGTTTGAAACCATCAACGTAAATAAAAAAAGATGGAAGTTCCGCATCAAATATAAAAGGCAAGTAACTCTTTTTCTCGTTGTTTATGATATATACATTGAATTTATAGAAACATAGGTATGCATACACGTTGACGAAAGTAGTGGACTGCTGATTGATGGAAAGATCTGCTAATAATTCTGTAATGGCGACTTTGGAAAATTTATGGTTCACTTGTTTCATCAAATGATTGTTGTCTACTAAAAAATCCAGAATTTCTTGATTCAGTTCCATTTTTTTCAAACCATAATTCCTGTGAATCGCACTATATTCTCCATATGAATACATTGCAACATACAGACACCAAAACAAACCATCCTTCTGTGCGGGAATAAAATAATCTGTTTCTGGGGAATATGTAGTTGGTTGTACGGCAGATGGGTCTTGTTTATAATTCTTGTCGATGTTTACAATAGACTGTGGTTCGTCTTTCGTAAATACATATGGATGCAATGATTGTACAATGTCTTTTACATTATTGTTTTTATGAAAACAATAAAATACGGAATTACCAATAGTCGTCATGATATTTGCTACGAGTGTATAGCGCTATATGATACTGTCGAGTTGTCTTTATCTTCTTTTTCGTCAAGTAATGATTTCTTGAACTCCTCTTTTTGATATTCCAAAGTGGCCAAATTGGTGGCTTTTTCTTGTGTATACTCAATATATTTTTTCATCTGATCTAAAATGTCGTTAGACAGAAACGACATATTTACAAATATTCCGCTCTTATTCTCGTTTAACTTGCATAAATATTTTGATAGCAATTTCAGTATTTCAATCTGGTCTTGTTTATTCATTATTTCAATGCTATGTTTTATGGCATCTAACTCTTCGGACGAATACGTATTGTCGCAAGCCATGATTATACATATGTATGCAGCAAAGTTTATATAGTTTTAATAACGTATATATATAAATTCACTATAACACCAACAATACACTTCGAGAACCATATTCATCTGCCCTTGTTGATTGTGCATATTTTCCGGCGATTTTCCAAAAATGTAGTATTTGTAGTGATATTCTACGGAATCGTCCAAGATTTGTATACGTACATCTAACGTGTCGTCATCAATGTTATTTTCAGTTCGTTCGTATGATTTCAGGCGGTTCGGTAAAATGCAACGACGCGTCCCGTCTGGCGAAATATCAGGATACATATGATACACTGTTTGTATTTTTGGCGGTATCTTTACCTTATTGTATACCTTGAAATTCCGTCGCACGTCAATGTCATCAACAAACTCCACTATATATCGTATTACATCGTAAGGTAAATATTCACACATTTATAATAAAAAAATATTTTTCATAATACAAATATTTTTTTTCTACTTATTTTTCATTCACTAATTCTCCCATGCAAACAATATACGGGTCATTCAATTCAAAACGAATACCAATCACACGAACGAGCACCTTCTGGTTTTCTTCAATGTTGTTGAAATTTTTGTCGTTATGAAAATGATCACGAGCAATGAATGCGTGTATAGGGACATTTCCATCTTCATCTATAATCTGACCATGAATGCCTGCCTTTGTGATTGTTTTCGACGTACATTCAATGATCATTCCTTCGACTGGATGACATATCATGCATTCATACATGGTATCAAATACAATCTTCTCATTTTCAACCACTCCGCTTGTGTAACTGATGACGCGAACCGAATCAGGTTTGATAAAACCTTCAGGACTACATTTTCCTTGTATCGAATTAGAAATTGACTTTTCTAAATTAGGTTTGATGTTTTTACCGATTTGGTTCATATTCAGGGATATTTTTTTTGTAAGCATAGACTTCGTATATACATCTGTGCGTATCTTGCGATCTTGAGGTTTCTTGGTTTCCATAACTAATATATTAGCAGAAACTTTTATAGTAGTTATTTGTTAGAAACTTTCTAATTCAATTTTATAAATTATTTTTTGATTCCAATCAAACTATTGATGATTGCCTCTTCTTTGCTGAAAAACCATTTTTTGCTATCAACTGAATGCTTGTCCATATGTCTCAGTAATATTTCAATCATGGCGCATAGACCTGACCTATATATGCCGTTTGATTTTTGTGTAACGACCTTCTTATTATTTTTCATTTCAGTAATTTCAATTACTTGAGATGTATTTTTATCGTTGTACATAGGCGTTTCTAATATTGAATTAATGCGTTTAATTATGTCCGATTTGGATTTGGTTTCGCAGAAAATGCCCACCACATTTTTCTTTTCTGATATGTCTTTCATTTTGAAATCCACATTGTTGTTCTTGGCTAAAAACATAAATCCAACCATATCATTGTATGTATTCTTTGGTTGTATGAATTTTTCAATGATGCTTGTTTTATAGTCTCCTAAATCCATTTCTTCCACTTGTGTCCATAACATATTGTTCACCTTATCTTGTTCATAAATAACGTAACTGGTAGTATCACCAAATGTATTGTATAACAATATTCCTTTATTTTTCTCGTCGGACGTTATGATCCTCTTTTCGAAATATTCTCTCACATATTCAGTTATTTCATTTTCCTCTCTATTTGCATCTTCCAGGCGGTCACCATATAATTGTTGTATCAACATTAATTTTTCTTTCAATTGCATTGTATCTAAATTATGATAGACTAAATGCTCTATAAATTCCTCTTTTTTTACGTTATGGTTCTTTCTAAGTAAATTCATCACATTTCCGGCATGCTTATACCAATTATGAGAACCTTGAGCCAAAAGACGTTCTTTCATCTCGATTGCACTATCTATGTTTGCAGTAATTTGATTCATAATATCAGCAAACGTTTCGGCATTTTCAACCTCGTTCTCTATCTCCATTCTAACTTTGCTTTGTTTTTTGGATGGTACCTCTATTTTGATATGGTTTCTCTTGTAATCAACTGGAACACCTCTTTCATAAATGCTCACATTTTCATCATTCATCTCGATCGGTTGAAATGCATATACATCTCCCTTATTGATTAAGTATCCTTGGCGTCCATATTTGTCTATCAAATAATCGTTTTTGTTCTGTATAAATCGGGTCAATGCAAAGTCAACTTCTTCTTTGGGATATTCTTTGCGAATGTTGATCGAACGGAACAATGTGTCGCGCGTATAAAATGGTTCTTCTTTAAAAAGTTCTCTTATTCGTTTAATGATAGCATTGTAATTCATTTTGATAAATCCTTCATTGTAAGTTGTATCATTTACATTGACCCTATCTATATCCACAGGTCGAGAACATGTATATTCACAATTATCCATATAATCACATACATTCGAATAAGGTTTGTCTCCGACTTGGAACTCTAGATCGTGTCCACTTGAAGTCCGAATTGCTATGTTCTTGTTCTCGGTAATAGCCAGCATTTTCTCCACTGTAAAATTCGATTGACCAATGTTCAATAAACAGTCTACTGATTGCTCTTTTAAAATACGCGTGATTTCTCCGATTTTCTTCGCTTTCTTCTCGGCGAAACGATATACATACATGTCCGCTGCTTCGTTGGTTTGAACAGCATCTGTACTGTGATAATAAATCTCCACATTCCTTTCTTCAAATGGTAGTTTGCAGTGGCTCAGATTTCTCACCGCTCTGCCTACAATCTGCTCTGTGCGATTCATATTGTACCAAGGTTCCATCAAATGAACTTGGCGAACATTTTTGAAATCTAATCCTTCAGCAGCAGCGCGTGTGATCAATATCACCTTGACCATTTCACCATTTTTATTGTTTTCATTGGTTACATATTTCAAATCTTCCAAGTTGTTGGGGGAGAAATTTTTATCTCCAGTAATCATTACATACTTTGCTTGTTCAAAACGTCTGCCGTCGACTTCGGTAAAATTCGCCTTTGTAGTCATTTGTAAACTATCAATGGGTTCAATGCGTGTATCACCCGTCGCCAATAATGGCTTTGTAAATGGTGCGCTCCCGTATCTTGTAAAACCAATTTCTTCTAATGCGAGAGCCATTGGAACAACGCCACCATCGATATAATGAGAATAGACAATCACGATTCCAGTCGACTTCATAATCTTATTTGTGATATTGGATATTTTATGACTGTACTTGGGCAAATTATCCGGATGGAAAACACGTCCATATTTCTCCATAATATCAGGCTTGTACTCAAACTTATAACGTAGCATATAATCCTTTTGGACAGTTTGATGTGTCATAATTTCATTCAATCCATTTTTACCAATGTAACTCTTCACCAATGTTTCCGGAACAACCGAAGTGTCGTCGAGAACCAACTCATCTAGGTCTTCGTTGGGATACACAATATTCAGTGATTCCAACAATTGTTGTAAAAATGTGTAACCGAATTTTTCCATATTATCAAAAGTAGGGAAATTGTTCTCGTCAACAGAAGAGGTAGTTTTCTGTTTTAAGTACTGTAATATCGCTAGATACCCCTTTTCTTGGTAAGGATCGAGTTTGTTAATATAAATAGGCAGGTTCTCAATTGCCTCTTCAATAACTTTCCCATTTAATTGGTTGGATGGGTAGGCAACTTCCTTCATTGTGTTTTCAGGTTCAAATTGGTCAGGGTATATCCTATAAGGAAATGTATATGGGTTCTCTCCTCTTACAAATGAAACATATCCTGTTAACTTTCTTTCCAATAGTTCTTTACCTCCTTCTTTGTCTTCGTCACCCACTACGAAATCACCTTGTGTATCAAATATTTCGTTTTCTTTGATCGTACTGCGTTTGTCTACGGCATTCAATAAATTCACTGTCCATACAATCTCTTTGTAACTGTTGTACATAGGTGTACCCGACAAGAGCAACAAACGAATATCTTCGGCGTGTTGTATTACATCCATCAATAGTGTAGCCAGTTTCTTTCCATCTTTATTATCATCTGATATGCGAATATTATGAAACTCATCAATGATAAACAAATGATTGCTAAAATGCCGTTTGATTTTCAATATTCGTTTCTTCTGCATGGCTTCTGTAGCGTCTTGTCCAGAACTGGTTGTATTAATCTTTCGCTCTATGTAATTTCTAAGTTCTCCATATCCAATAAATCGGTAATGTTCATTTATCAAGGTATTCATTTGCGAAACAACCTTGTCTTTGGATAATTTTTTCATCGAAGTTGGATTGATCTCTTTTAATAGTTCGTTACCAATGCACGTGCGCAGGTTCCATTGGTCTCCCACTTTCTCCAACTTGGTTTCATCAAACAGTTGCATGCGAAAATTGTTTTGTACATTTGGGGATGCGACAATGAAGATTTTTTGTTCCAGACCAATCTGTTTCGTATAATTGCGCATTTCTTCAGCCACTCCAATTGCACTGCATGTTTTACCTGTTCCCAATCCGTGGTATAATAACAATGCATTATAAGGTGTCTGAAATGATAAAAAGTTTTTCACAAACATTTGGTGAGGCATAAGAGAAAAATCCTGACTACACATTTTGTCTGCTTGGTCTTTTATGTTTTTAATTGTTCCATCATAACGGATTGTGTTGAATTCTTTTCTCGAGGCGATTTTTGCATTGAAATCGGGGTCATTTAACGTTGGATACAAAAAGTCATAATCGTCATCTACAATCGAATTGTCACGCATAATCTTCTCGTTCTTTTTATTTATTTTATTGTATTCGGTTGAATTTACATCTCCGGGAAGCAATTCTAATGTGGACAATAATTGTTTTTCCTTATCACTCATTTCAATGTTATCTATTTGTGAAATATCCACATCTTCGTCTTCAAATATTTCCTCCTCATCCTTTTCTTCTTTTTCTTCTTTTTCTTCGTCTTCTTCTTTTTCTTCTTTTTCTTCGTCTTCTTCGTCTTCTTCGTCTTCTTCGTCTTCTTCTTTTTCTTCTTTTTCTTCTTTTTCTTCTTTTTCTTCTTTTTCTTCTTGTTCTTTTTCGTCCTCATGTTTATTGGCTCGCAACAATCCTCTCTTCTGTTCCAAACATACAATCCAATTAATAAACTGCGGTTTCAATCGCGCTCCCATTACACTTTCAGTCTTCGGATCTTCAATTCCTAACATTATAATCAGTTTCGAACGCAAATCTGCAATTAACATTTTTTTCAACTCTTCTGCTCGCACGCTTTCTTCAGGCGTCTCTATTTTATACTCATAGTTACAACCTTCAATTAGTTGGCGGGGTTTTTTACCAACGGGTTCACATTCGCCTGTAGTTTTATTGCGCCGTTGCCCTTTTGGACAACGGACGGGTTTATCGTATTTTTTTTCTACATCAGCATTGTTTTTCAGTCTAGCGGAAAGTTGTGTTACGGCGGCATCCACTAATAAATTCCGTTCAGACACATCCATCGGAACAATATCCGCAATTTTTTCAATAGATTGTTTTTTTTTCGTTGCACGCTTTGAACCACCAGATTTTACTCTTTTTGTATTTCTAGACATGATAATAGTAAAATATATGTATATAGAATGAACATATATTTCTGTTGTTTTTTAATAAAATAATACAGGTGTATGATGAGTTAACATATTATCTAAATTTGTTAACATGTGCTGTTTCTCTAAATTGTAGGGTCGAATGCAATCAATACATTGGTCTACCGTTTTCCATTCGATTTTACTTACCTCCATTTTATCATATTTATAATTCATCAACGTATTCTCGTAATTCATGTGAGTGATATAATACTTGTGTTTATACGATTTGTAATTTGACCCCGTAAAATTTTCTTCAAATGGAAAAATATTTTGAATACTATGCAAATATTCGGTAGGCACTCCAGTTTCTTCTTTAAACTCACGTAACGCACATTCAAAGTCTTTTTCTTGAAAATTACGGCGACCTTTGGGAAATCCCCATTCAGGTTCTTTCCATTGGGTATATTGTTTACTCTCTTCAATCAGTATATTCAAATTGTAAAAAACTTGCTTGTTGTAAATACCATCTTTGATGACTTGGAATTTGTTTCTCGACACCATTTCTTCTTGTTTGTATTGATTGGATAGTCTGCTGTTGCCCCATACAGACAGCCACAATTGCTCGAATGTGAATGTATTCAACTTAACCTTCTCATCTTCAGTCATTTGTTTCAACATATTCATAATATACTCTTTGTTATTGACCGAATACTTCCCTCTCATAAAATCGATGAAACCAAGTGTATCCTTTCTACGTATCATCAGATACTCTTTTTTGTTATTATGAATTCGATAGGCAATAACGCCTACGCTGGTAATCGGCATTTTACATTGACTATATGAATGTCCTTCTTTTCCGCAATTGTTACAATAATTATCTGCACTCATAAAATTATAATAAATGTGTTGTCCTATTATTATAAAAAGGTATTCTTTATATATATTGTTATTTATGAATTTCGATGCAGATACGTGGGGACCTCATTATTGGTTCTTTTTGCATACGATTGCCGAGTTCTATCCGTTGACCCCGAATGAAGTGACTAAAAAAAAATATTATGAATTGTTGACCAATATGCCGCTATTTATACCAGACGAGGAAATGGGAAACAAATTTAGTGAAATACTAGACAAATACCCAGTATCACCTTATTTAGATAATCGCGATTCTTTGGTTCGTTGGATGCATTTTATTCACAATAAATACAACATCATGTTAGGAAAAGATGAAATATCGCTAGCAAGATCATTGGAATTATATAGAGAACAATACAAACCGAAGCAAATCTCATTTGTAGATAGCATCAAGTTCAAATCAAGATACATCCATTTTGCATTTATCTTATTCCTTGTTGTACTCATTTATATGTATTACAGTGAATAATCGCCCATATATGTATTGAATTAAATCTAACGATATGTTAAATGAGATTGGAAATTGTTATATTATTAATCGCCGGTTTTGTAATAGCCAACATTCATACCGATGGAAAATACGTAAAAATTATGATGACATGGAAAAAATATTATCAAATGGCTGGCGTGGGAATGGGTGCACTGTTTTTTTACTACATTGTAAAACACAATCCACTGAGAGCACGCGAGATGTTGGCTACATCAAATGAATATATCAAATATTTACCGGTAGACAAAAGCACGACGAATATGATTTCGCCAATATTAGATTTCACTACGAGACATTCTTCGTTTCAAGACAATGCGTCCAAACCGATTGTTTCGATGAACAATTCACAACAATACCAAGGAGAACAGCGCATTATCAATTCGGGCAAAACCGGTACCAAACGTTCAGTAAGTGAAACCAAAAAGAAGTTTGTAGCATCTAGACAGGATTGGTCTTGTGACGACTGCAAAACGCAATTGAGTGCTTGGTTTGAAGTCGACCATATTGTTAGATTGGACCACGGTGGAAGCAATCATGTAGATAATTTAGTTGCTTTGTGTAGAGAATGTCACGGAAAGAAAACCGCAATGGAGAACCTATAACTTTATGCACAACAAGCGAATTTCGAATAATATATCCATTTATAATATATTAGCATTATAAATGAATGAAACAATAGAACCAGACTACATAGAGAAAGGATTTCAAACATTTAATAAATTAAACAAAAATATCAAGTCTTCAGCCGAACAAGCGAGTAAATTCGCATCCGAAAGAATGAAACAAACCGCCAGTCAACCTATTGTTCAAAACACGATGGCATCTCACGGAATGATGATAATGATTATGTCGATTTTCATTGTGTTTATGTTATTCACGTCCAATTATTCGATGTCGATGACGTATGAAACAAGTTGGTTGGCTATTCCGGTTTTATTGTTGCTGGCATATGGTTTATCTTCTTTTGTAAAACCAGTCGCTACAACAAACAATTGGATTTCGTCTGTATTCAGTAAGTTGGCGTTAGTAGCATTTAGTGGTATATTAATGTATTATTATGTCCAGTTTTCACAACAAACAAATTCATCGTTAAGTCATGTCTATTCTGTTTTGTCCGTATTATTGATGTTTGTTTCCTTAGCAATAGTATTTTACTTTACTGGCGAGTATATCAAACGTCTAGAAGGGTTCCCAGGGTTGATAATGCAAATGTTATTTTACATACCATGTCTATTACTGCAATTTGTGAATTACATTAAGAAAGATATAAGTGATACCACGAACCCCGTATTTTATCTATTTGTAATTGAATTGGTGTTGATTTTGCTGTATATTTATTTACCCAAGATCGTGAAATTATTATTCATGAAAAAAGGTATCAAATTGCTACCTGGAAATGAATTCCTGGATAAGTCACACGTAATTTCAGGAAGTGAAGAACTGAAAATGGAAAAGAATGACCAATTTGACCAAACCGCCAATTATCGTCGCAACTACGGAATATCATTTTGGTTGTATTTGAATGACCAAGGTTCGAATTATAAAGCATACTCAAAAGAAACCAACATATTCAATTATGCCGATGGTGCGCCACATGTAGTATATGAAAACAACATTGATGAAGAGCATGGTCGAAATAATTTGGTTGTATATTACACAAATCGCGACAACAAACAAGAAGATAAAGTCAAGTTGAATATCGCGAAGCAAAAATGGAACCATATTGCATTTAACTATTCATCCACTTTCCTGGATATATTTGTAAATGGTAAATTAGCCCAATCAGTTCCAATACATAATGCGGAGCCAAAATATACGCCATACGACAATATTACGATCGGCGACCAAAATGGGTTGGATGGAGCAATTTGCAATATTACTTATTATAAAGCTCCTCTATCTAAGCGAAACATATTGAACGAGTATAATTTGCTTGCTCATAAGAACCCACCAATTGAAACAGAGTTCATGCCTAAAAATTTGATTAATGGGGATATGCTGAAACGACTATTCTTTTTACGAACTGACTAACTTATATATTTTTTTTATAGCCATAAAATATATAATTATGAATACAACAGTGATTGTTTTAGGAGTTGTTATTATTTTATTGATATATGTTTTATACTATTTCCTATCAAACCGCTCATCGAGCCTCACTGCTAGTGCAAATTTGAAACAACCCCAACCTCCCCTTACTAATATTGAAAAGGCGAATAATTCCCGCTATGGATACACTCTGTGGTTATATGTGAACACTTGGGATAACAATGTTGAAAAAACCATATTTAGTAGAGACAACAACATGAAATTGTATTTGGATAAAACAGGTCCTTTGTTGAAAATGGATATGGCTATGTCTGATGATACGACAGAGACTATGTTGATTACTGATAACTTCCCTCTTCAAAAATGGGTGTGCATCGGATTGAGTATGGATAACCAGTTTGTGGATGCATATATTGACGGTAAGTTGATGCGTTCTCAACGTTTCTTCAAAACTGGTACCAATACTATGCCCAAGGTGCCTCCTACTTCAGATACGCCCATTCTTGTCGGCAATGCGGAAGGAAAGTTTGACGCATATTTGGCGAATTTCAAACGCTGGGTTGCACCACTTGATCCCAAAACCGTATGGGAAAATTATTTAGATGGCAATGGTTCAAACAGACTGATGAATATGTTGAGTTCGTATGGTGTAGACATATCTATTCTGAAGAACGAGCAGGAACAATCTAGGTTCTCTGTTATTTAAGGCAAAATAAATAGTTTAATATAAATTTGTATGGTTATAATTTTTATCCCTATATTATAACAATATATATGAACGCTCAACCAGGATTTACCGCAAACGTGGGTACTCAAATTACAAGCAATTTATCGAATGCAATGGACAAATTACCTAGCCAAGAAAGCATGCAACAAGGCATCAGTAATCTGGGCAATACGTTGCAGAATACTAGTTCGCAATTGACGGATACTTTCAGCGAGTTTTCAAAACAATCCGCTACTGTCCCGGAAGCAACAACCGGGTTCCTCCAATCCAACACTATCATCGCAAAATTCGCATTCATTATTTTAGTGCTAATCGGCATGCTTGTTCTTCTCAATTTAGGCGTAATTCTGATAAGTATTCTCTTTGGTCCATCTGATAGTCCTTATCTGATCAATGGTATGATTGATGGAAACAACTCCATGGTTGTTCATCAAGACCCAAAACAGGGCGGGTCAGCCACTATCCTTCGCTCTAATAATGAAGATAGTGGCGCCGAATTTACTTGGTCATCATGGTTATATATAAATGATTTAGGAAATCAAGATGAAAAATACCAACATGTGTTTAGTAAGGGCGATGGTCAATTCGACGCTGTAACCAACTTGTCTTCCATGAATAATTCACCTGGTGTATACTTAGAACCAAAAACTAACAATTTACGCGTTATGATGGATACAGTCAAATATGGAGACGCGAATACGTCTATCGTGGTAGAAAATATGCCTATTAAAAAATGGATACATTTAGCAATCCGGCTGCAAAACAAGATCATAGACATTTATGTGAATGGAACCTTGTCCAAGCGTATGGTATTAAGCAACGTTCCCAAGCAAAACTACAGTGATGTATACATTGCTCAGAACGGCGGTTTTAACGGCAAGTTATCCAGTTTACGTTATTATAATTCTGCACTGAATGTGTTTGATATTAATAGCATTGTTCGCAAAGGACCCAATTTAACAGTAAAAGATGGTAATCTGAATACAAAATATTTCTCTTACTTATCCAATTATTGGTATTATTCCAAAACCAATTAATTGTGCAATGCAATCATATTATATAGTCGTACTTTATTATATAATATGTCTTCTGACGTGAGTGGAATATGTTTACAACGAAGGAAACAAATGTTGTTTACGATACCGCCTGCTCGTCTTGAAACAAAATCGCCTTACAATCAATATACAGAAGCACAATTGAATATGCGACGAAAAGCTGAAATCTTACAATATTCAGGAAACAGTCAAGCATCAAAGGGGAATAATTTAACAAAAAAACAGAAAATGGCTCAACTCTTATCTGGTAAGTATCAAAATTCGACTTATCCGGGAACAATTGTACAAGAAGTAACCGAAGTGCGTAATGCAATATTGGATATAAGTGAAAATGTATATTCATATAAAACCATATATTCCAATATAGATACCAATTGCAATAATAATGAAATTATTTATACGCCCACTTCATCTTCTGGTGTTCCTGGTCCATCTATGTTATTATACAAAGACGATAGCATTCCGTTATACAATTACAAGACTAATGTGGAAACCTTGGCTATAGCGAACGATGAGGATACGGATGAATGGAGATATAACATTACCGACAATATATTTGCCTTGCATAATAATACCCAGGACATATTCTCACTGGGCATCCAATATGGTATCACCAATCCTCAATACACATACAGTTTCAAAATTCCGTATGGTATATTTGTGCGCGGCTTCTCAACTGGAAATGTAGATACTACATACGATTTGTCGCTTAGTCTTTTTAATACCTCTCCAATGGGTGTGTCGGTATTATATAACAATGGAAATGTAGTTGACCCAGTAACTGGAACAACATTAACGCCTACATTGACTTATACGGATTCTTCATTTAATGTTCAATTACTTGATACGTCATTTAATGCAGCCAATACGCAGTTTCAGGCAGTTGTACACGGAGGAACTGTGGAAGTGTCTGGTGTGAATTTATTTACAGAACGAGGGTTTGTCTATGATATAGTTGGATTTCCGAAAATATCCATCTCTACTCCTTTTGGATATGAAGACGATTTTAATAATGTAGAATACGGAATAGTGTTTAATTTATCTTCGAATAATTTATTAGTGGAAACCAATTGCAGCGTATCGAACCAAGTAAGTGAAACGTATATACCATTTGAGTTGAACGGAATTTATCTAACGTAGAGAACCATCCGTTGTTTATTTTCAAAGATATATCTCTCAATGGTAACATTTTACCAATTCACAATTCCTAATTTATTACGATAGTTAAGTCCATAATCATATAATAATTCTTCCCCTTCTTCTATCTCGCGTTTTGCATAAAAAAATACATAACCCTCAATATCAATTTCTTTTCCCGATTGTGTAATATATACACTCGAACCAGTTTCTCGTTTGTATCTGATTACAGTAATATTTTCTACTTCGTTACTATAACAACAATTCATAAAACGAGTATAATTAGACTTTTCTAGATTATCCGCATCAAATACTATCGATGCATTTCCTATTATACTTTCGAATAAGTAATCGTTGCTGGTTGGTTTACTATTGAATTCGTATATTTCCCCCATATAATTTCCAATAAAGGTTCCCGCGGGTATCTTGGTATTCGCAAATATGCCCAATCCTGCATTCGGGATAATGCTATATCTTATTTGTACAAAGTCGGGAATATATTTTGCAATATCAACAATATCGATGTTTACACTATCTTTCTGCATGTAATCGATAATAATAGATACTTTTTAAACTAATATTATGATAAAGTATATAATTATCACAATATTATGGTTCGTATCCTTGTATGCGATCCGGGTTTTTTTTCATAAAATCAATATCAAATTCAAGCTCTTGTAAACGACATATCATAAAATTCGCAGTAAACTTGTAGAATTCCAATAGGTTCACACAGTGGTCAACATAAGTAGTATCAAACTTTTCTCGATCTACACAATCGCGGAAAGGAAGCAACAATTGTCGAATATTCTTGAGAGTATGTACTGGTTGGAAAGTATGTCTACCGTCACGGTCGTTATCAGTATATGCATCATACAGGTCAAATAAATACGGTAAGTATTCAGTCACACGATCAAATTTTTCTAACATATCGTCTTTGTAGTCTTCGTATAAATACAAATGTGTTTCTTTCACGTAATGTATGAGCCATTTTATTTCGTGAGCCATTTTCTCAGTAACTTGTAGCGAATTATTATTTACATAAATATGGCTATATTGCGCATATTTATTATACGTATCCGTGCTATATATTTGCATGTCTATCATTTGACCCATCATTTGCTCAATTTCATTCATCATTTCACCTTGAAAGGCACTGTAATCTATATTTTCCAGCACGTCCATTATGCATGAATAGCGCAATTGTATTTATATTAGTTCTAAATCTTCATATAAAATTGATTGCAATGGAACGAAGAATATGCAAGATAACAAACACATTCTTTCTTATTTATTCAGGCATCATGACTTACACGATTACCGTCGAAGATTTCTATATTGAACACATCGACGAGACCGATTACCCGACCACGGTATTTAGTTTTACAGGGGAGGTGATTATTGTAACCGATACATCGGATATTGTTTATTACGGAGTATCTGACTTCGGTAGCGGTACCAATTCGATTGTTGTCCCCAAAAAAGGAAAATTATATAAAAATCAAACCCTGGTCTATGAAGGTCGCTTCACTGATAAAGGTAGTTATACTGGTAAATGCATTTTGTATCACGATAATGGAAATAAACAATATGAAGGGGGTATGTTGAACAATCGATACAGTGGATTTGGTACAACATACGATACGGATGGCGAGCTGGTATACGAAGGCGGTTGGGTCAATGGTCTTCAATATGGAGAAGGAACGCTGTATGAAAATAATGTCTTGATTTACACCGGATACTGGTTTGAGGGTGCAAAAAATGGTAAGGGTACCGATTATTCCTCGATTTACCGCATCTACGATGGCGAATGGAAGGATAATATGTGGCACGGTAGCGGAACGCATTATTGCGAAGATGGAACAATTGTGCAAACGACTTGGAACCGCGGGCAAAAGAATGGAATCGGTTCCGTCGAACTACCAACCGGACATTACTTCATTAACTGTGAATGGAAATCTGATATACTCCTTTCGCAAGGACTTGAAGCAATCCCTATGAATAAATTAAGAAAGACGAGAAATCGTTATACTGTGATCGTATAAACATATCCATAAATAAATAAATAAAAAAACATAAGCATTTAGCTGTCTTATGTTTTTTTCGCACTATTTTCTTTGACCAACGTCGTATTCAATAATTACTCTAATTTGGTTGCCTCGCTCTTAAGAGGGTGTTTGTTTTGCGTCATAGTAGGGTTCAAACAAGTTTCGAAACTGGGATACAGCTGATTAGATAGGCATTTGTCTTGTTCTCCGACTTGTACGCATCCGCGCTTTCCTTCGAACTCGCCCACCAAGCACCATTGAGATTTGCGAGAGGTAATTGCATTTTGAATGGGATTTGTAGTGTTGTCCATATCTGGGTCACGAACCTGAACAGAAGAGCGGTTCACGGTTTCACCTAAATTAATGCGGTCAGGTAGGTGTCCAGCACTAGCATCCTTCAGTAAGTCTCCAACAGTATCAATTGTGCCTCCAGCAATTTCGACACCAGCAGTACCAGTCACGGTAAAAAGAGAACTAATCTGGTTCAAAATGGAACCAGCTGTATATGCAATCAAAGAAGCGATCTGCATAATGAAAGGACCGAACAGATCGACAACGGATTGCAACAGGTCTCCGAAAATATTCAGAATATTTACTCCTAAAAGTGAAAATACAATCAATACAATTAGAATTATCGTCAACAGTTGATTGTTGTAAGCTCCATCAAGTAGGTTCAGTTTAGGGGCGGCGTTAGTAACAGAATCCATTTATATATTATAGCAACCTTTTTTATTTTTTCGTTTGCATTGAGGTATATTTTTATTTTTGTATATTAAATGACTTTAATGAACATGATGGACTCCATATTTTATTTAGGATTAGTTGCTACTTTCTTGCTTATTTTATTGGTTGTATACCATTTCAAAAATAGAGTGAGTACTATGGAACAGCGATGCGATACTATGTTTGAAATTATGAACAATATTGTTCAAGAGTTAAATTTATTGCGACGACAAAATACAACGTCGTTTGGTGGAGGTGCACCGATGAATGTGCCGACCAATCAAGTTGAACACTCACATTCTGTACAGATGTATCCTAGACATGACGACGAAAGTGATGATGAGGATGAGGATGAGGATGAGGAAAGTGGAGATGATGAGTCCAGTTATTTATCCGAAGATGATTTAGAAGAAGATGAAGAGGAAGACGAAGAAAGGGTAGTCGAACTTGATAATGAGTTGAAACAGGTAAAAATGGTAGAGGATGATGTCCAACAAGAACCTACACAAAGTTCTTTGTTAGAGATTGACGACAATAATTCAATCAAGGTAGAGAAAGTAGAAACAACTTTAGAAAACACAGACCAAATGGAGGAGTTCCCTTCTGCGATGGATGCCTACAAAGCGATGACTAATTCTGCATTAAAGGCGTTGGTTATTGAAAAGGGATTAAGCACCAACCCAAGTAAATTAAAGAAAGTCGAATTGATAGAATTATTGAATGAATTAGAATAGAGTTATTTCGATGCAAGAATATATCATCTTTTAATATAATAATGTTTTCGTTTTTCAAAGCAAATAAGCAAGAACCCAAAAAAGAAGAGAAGCAACTCTCATATGATGGATATTCTACAAACAACCAATACAGCGATTTCCCTCCTATGATGAAGGACGGTCGCTCCATTGTATCTTCATGGCAAACTGAAACCCAGATGAACAAGGAATTGAAGAACCAAAACAACATCAAGTCCAACTGGGAATACCGTCAATATTTGACCAAAAATGCAAAGGATGTAATGCGCAATGAGTTTGTTCAGTCGGCAAATGATACTGGGTATAACACAAAGAATGCTCAATCACCAAACATTCAATCCAATGAAGTGCAAGGATACTCCAACTATCCTTACTCATTCAAGAGTGTATTGGACGAAACAAAGCCTGCTGGTTATGTGCAAAGTGATTTAAAAACTACATACTTGTCGAGAGACCAATTAGAGAGCCGTCAAATTTCTCCTGCAATTACACAAGATGAATTATTGCGCAGATAATTTTATCATTTTCATAAAAATATATACAAAAAATATATTTTTATTCATACATTCAAAATGAAAACTATTAGTTTCGACGTTGGCATAAAAAACATGGCGTATTGCATATTTGATTGTTCAGCAAACATAGATATCCTTGACTGGAAGGTATTGAATTTAAATGAAGAAAATACAATCGTCAAAAAAACGTGCAATGCAATCGTAAATAGTCGCAAACAGCAAAATAAGGTATGTGGGAAAAACGCAAAATACCAATATAATGATCTATGTTATTGTGAAACACACGCAAAGTCAAGCAATTATTTATTACCAGTAAAAGAAAATCAATACACCCATATCAAAAAGCAAAAAGTGGATGAGGTTATCAAATGGGGAAACCAACACTTTTTATTTTTAGACAAAGAACGTAAGCAAAACAAAACCAGTATGTTAGCGGAGGTTCAACAATATTTGGAAAAACATTGTTTAGAAAAAATCACATACAAGAAAACCAAAAATGCTTCTCAAGTCGATTTAGTTGTAATTGGAAAAAAGATGAAAATATTGTTAGATAAGATACAGATCCTTCCCGAAATAACGCACGTTATTATTGAAAATCAGATTTCACCCATTGCGAATCGAATGAAAACAATACAGGGTATGTTAGCCCAATATTTTATTATGCGAAATGACGACTGTGCAATTGAATTCATTTCATCTGCGAACAAATTGAAACAATTCGCAGATACCCAGGGAGAGGTTCCGAAAAAAAAGAAAGAAAATAAGGAACAAAGTGTTTCTATAAAAAATCCAAATTACAAAGAACATAAAAAAGACGGCATTTATTATTGTTATCGGATCATTGAACGCAATTTTAGCAATTGGAGCGGTGCATTGTTAACTGATAAAAAAGATGATTTGGCCGATGCCTTTTTGCAAGGATTATGGTATTTCAAACATAGAAATATAATAACTTACGCGGACGATTTAAAAATAAATAGTGTTTGAATAACATAAGACATGGAAGAAGTTATTGACATTGGACCTTCTAGCCACGAACCGATTAGTTTGGATTTTAAATCACGTGATAACGCACCATCGGTAAATTTTGGTAGTGGAATTGAATTGCTCATGAACGATAAAAAGAAATCTACTAATGTTGCGAATTTGGATTTAGGAGAACTGGATGATTTGGAGTCTGAACTCAATCAACTGTCTGGAAACAAGTCTGCTCCCGAAGAGAACAGCGGCAGTAATCTATTTTCTGGTTATTTAGGATTGAATTCTGCACAGAACATTGTGAAAGAAGACCACCAACCCGTGAATGATATGAAATTTGATGATTTAAATGAAGCCAGCTTGGGGGCGGCTACATCTGATATGATGGGAAGTGCGAAAACGTGGGATGGATTTATGAAGTCGAATGAAGTTCCACCCGAGCAGGAGTATAGGGCTTCTGCTAATTTAAGTGAGCGCGAAAAGAGAAGAAAGAAGCGCCTTATGTTGAAAAAGCTTGATGAATGGAAAGAAAAAGGTATGTTGAAAGATTCCGGCAATTTCACTATGGATTCACCTTATGATGAGGTGGAAGATGAGTATGAAGGAGCCATGGAGGAAAAGAGAAAGAAGGATAGCATTAAACTGCAGGGATGGTGGTTTATGACGTTTGTTAATTCCCTCGAATACGGCAATGCTATTTTCAATCCATTCGATCTGAACCTTGATGGTTGGGGTGAGCAAGTGAGTGAGGATCTCGATAGTTATGAAGAAATTTTTACAGAATTACATGATAAATATAAGGGAGGTAAGATGGCCCCTGAAATTTCCCTTCTCTTACGTGTAGGTTTCAGTGCGGCCGTATTGAATTTTTCGAACAAGGCTCTCTCCAGTGCTACCCCTGCATTCAACGATGTGATTAAACAGAGTCCTGAATTGATGAAGATGTTTACCAACGCAACTGTAAATAGTATGTCTCAGGATTCTCCTGGATTCGCAATGGCGAATAACTTCATGCAAGACAACAGTCGACCCAAGGGACCTCCTCCACCAGGACCAGTGGAGACGCAGAATATTCCTCCTCCTCCCAGACCTGGTATGAACGGAAATGCACCAACCAACCGACCCGACATCAATGCAAGCAGAGGAACAATGTTTAGAGAGGAAGGTGTTAGATTGGAGCCCGCTGCCGAATTAAGAAATCAGTCTGCCCCGCAAAAAAGACCTGAGATGAAGGGACCCCAAAATTCAGACATTGATAACATTCTATCTGGTTTAAAAACACGCACAGTGAATATTCACAGCGAGACCAAGAAGGATGATGACTCTTTGTTGTCTATTTCTTCATTGAAGGATATTCAGAATAACAACATGCCCAAGAAGAGCAAGAGAAAGAACGGTTCCGAGAAGAACATCGTGTCGCTCGATCTATAAATATAATACAACCAATATAAAGTGATAACTCTATTATAATTATTACTTTATGGAACCTGTATTGATGGAAACCCCTGTCGAGTCTAAAAGACCTGTGATTTTGCTTTGCGTTCCTGGAAATACTTTCTCTGGACGATTTTTGAAATGTTGGACTGGAGCCTTGATGGGACTTGCAGAGAAGTACGAGATTATATTCGCTAATGCATATTCGTCCCAGGTGAATTTCGCACGTACGCTATGCCTGGGCGCAGATGTGCTACGTGGACCAGACCAGAAGCCTTTCGACGGAAAGATTAAATATGATGTGATGTTCTTTTTGGACAGTGATATGGTATTTAGTGGCGATATGATTAATAACCTTGTGCAAAAATGCTTGCACGAGAAAAATAAAATCATTTCAGGAACATATGCTATGGATGGCGGCGAAATGATGACCTGCGTCGAAAACTGGGACGAAGAGTTTTATGTAAAGAACGGGCATTTCAAGTTTATGGATGCAAAGGATGCCGAGGAGAGAGTAAAATCAGAAAAACATATGGTAAAGTGCGGATATGCTGGTATGGGGTGCATGGCTATCCCATATGGTATGTTGGAAGATGAGCGTATGAAATATCCTTGGTTTTTCAAGGATATTAACAAGTTTACAAATAAGGGTCCAGACGGACAGTCAATTCACGAGGGTATGAGTGAAGACGTCTCATTCATTCGCAATTTGATTGATGCTGGTATTATTGATGGTGTATGGGTAGATCTGAAGATGCGGTTTGGTCACGAGAAAATGACTGTATTTTAAAATCGTATATTATTATTTTGCATTCTTATACATACTCATCATTTTGTCTTTTTGCGTTGAATAATCAACAATAGGACAAGGATATGAACTATCCTTGTGCTGTGTCTCCCTGCAAGCTACGTACCACGTATGTATCTCTTTTGCATCTACATCTCGTAACTCAGGTATCCATTTTTTTATATATTCGGCATTATCATCGAATTTCTTACTTTGTATCCAGGGGTTCATATCTCGGAAATAGGGTTTCATGTCTACCCCTGTTCCACTGATCCCTTGCCAGTTTCCATTATTAGAGGCAATATCATAGTCTGTTAGTTTTTGAGCGAAGTATTTCTCTCCAATACGCCAATCCACTAACAAGGTTTTGATTAATACGCTCGCTGCAGTCATTCTACCTCGATTATGCATATACCCGGTAGCATTCATTTCTCGCATAGCTGCATCTACTAACGGAATTCCAGTGTGTCCTGTCTTCCATTTTTGGATATGTTGTTTGTTGTTGCTCCAAGCCAAATTCTTGTATCTTTCCTGGTAAGATTGCCCAACTACTTCGGGATATGCATACAATACGTGTGCAAAGAATTCGCGCCAAATAAGTTCACTTATCAATCCGTGTTCTTTTCCGTATCTTTTTTTGAAAGCAAAATACACTTCGCGAATAGATACGCATCCGAATTTTATATATGCAGACAAATGAGACGTTTTCTTTTTTCCTTCAAAAAAATCACGTGTATCCACATAGTCCTTTTGTTCTGCTATGGCGTTTCGTAAAAACAATAACCCATTTTGTCTTCCACCGTGCACTAATATGTCTTTGTTTTCTCTTGTAAATTTGCGGAAAGCATCTGCAAGCGAAACAATATTCGATAACTTCTTGGTTGTTTTTGAAATGCTTCGTTCAAGATCTTTTTCAATAGATCTCACATCCATTTGAATGACGGTGTTATAAAATGGTGTATATTTTTTGTATGCATTTCCAGTAGACGTGAACACAGTTCCAGGTTCAAACAAATAATAATCGTGGTACGCGTTACATTGAATGCTGTTGTTATCGCATATTTTCTGAATGGATGTATCGCGTTTCACTGCATATGGACTGTAATCCTTGTTGAAAAATACTGCATCCAATCCCAGTTCGTTAATTAAATCGTCGATGACCTCGTCTTGTTTTCCATAAAATGTATAGAGTTCTCCTCCTCGTGATTTGATTTGTTTGCGCAGTTCATCTAAACTTTCAATCATAAATTGAACCGCATTGTTTGACTTGAATTCGTTATTCACTACTTGTTCTGGGGTGAAAATGAAACTTACGTATACTTTTTTACATTGTTTCCACGCTTGGTTCAATCCAATATTGTCGACTATACGAAAATCACGTCGAAATACAAACAATCCTCTTTCAAACATATATTTATATTATGCCGACATTTTCTTATTTAATTTCATCGTTGAAATAATATAAATGGATATACATTGTTATTTGTTATATGGAAGCTATTCGTAATATATTAACCACTGTGAATACAGGGTTATCCGTTATGACTATTTTGTTCAATCGTTATACAGAAACATTATATGACCAGCTTAGCAATAACGAACACGTATCGAAAATGCTCATCATTTTATTTGATTTTTACGTTACTGCACAAATGTATATAGTAGATGGTTACCAATATGCGTATACACATTATCCCATTGTTCGAGAGTTAGCAAACCGATCTATATATTATACCAATTGCATAGCGTGTTTCATAGAAGATTATAAGGTTGAACCATTTCAACACCATTGGATATCTACACATATACTTATCAAAAATAGTCATATTTTTAAGGGTGACCGCTATATACACATTGAAAATTATCAGATGATGTCGACCGATGTTAGTCCGGATTGTTCATATAATGGAAAAGTCGAACAAGGATTTATGTATTTTTTCGACATTCTACAGTCACTTATCACAAATTTAATGCACGTAGTAGATGCGATCGTGGTGATGCGCGATGGAGACCGATACATTGTTCGTTCGATATTGAATGTGCATACTGATTTTGAACATAAATCGTCTGAACATGTATTCTTGAGTGTAACATATAAACACCCGAGCATGAACAAACCGATCGCTATTGAAATTCCCGCGCAAATGTATCAAGTAGGCAATGTATTGTTTACACCTATGTTTGTGAAACGTTGTTTGGAATATCAATCATTGTCGTACGTATTTGACGATAACTATACATTGGATATTATTGATAATAAGATGAATATGTTATCCATGAGTAGTACACAATATGCTATATTAACTGAAAATAATTGGACGATTATAGATTTTGCAAAGAAAACAACAAATCTAGACACAAAAAAACCAGAAGAAAAAGAAGAAAAAGAAGAAAAAGAAGAAAAAGAATAAAGAATATATATAAAGATAAACGTTCTACTATGTTAAGGGTATATAATACATGGATACAGTGCGTCATCCTGCCCACCATGATCTGAATGGTAAATGGAATTTGTATTATCATTTACCAAACAACACAAGTTGGGAATTGTCCAGTTATTCTAAAATTGTAACGTTAATTGATACGGTTGAAAAGGTTGTTCGTGTAAATGAAAAACTTACAGATAATGTTGTTAAAAACTGCATGTTGTTTATCATGCGTGATGGTATTACTCCTATGTGGGAAGACCCTAAAAACCGAGCCGGTGGTTCTTTTTCATACAAAATATTGAACAAATATGTTCCGGACATTTGGAAACATTTGTTTTATTTGCTTTGTGGAGAGACGTTATGTACAGATCAAAAATACAATCAGTATATCAATGGAATTACAGTCTCCCCGAAGAAAAACTTTTGTATTATCAAAATATGGATGTCTGTATCCGAATATCAAGATCCTGATATTATCGCAGATATACCAAATTTAACGAAACACGGATGTCTATTTAAAGCGCACCAACCTGAATTTTAATGAAAAATTGAATAATAAATGATATTGTAAAATTATGTAAATCTACAACATCATTACCATGATTACAAAAAACCTATTTATTCCTGCTATATCTAGCGAAATCGAATTTTATATTGGAGAAAATGCACAAGACAATTTTGATATGATTGATATGTGTAAACCAACCGATATGTGGTTTCACTTACACAATGCGTCTTCCAGCCACGTCATTGCGAATATGCCTAGCGACAAAAACTACAACCGTCGCCAAATATCAAAAATAATTATTCAGGGCGCAAAGTTTTGCAAAGAACATTCGAAAGCACGATCGAACAAAGATACAGAAATCATTTATACGCGGCTGGTAAATATAGTAAAAACACAAGTGGTAGGTCAAGTGAATGTAGGAGAAAGTAAAATTGTTACCATCTAATGATTATGCAGGAGGCAGAGGAACCAAACATAACTTAATTTCTCCCAAAGAAGCTACATCATATTTTACTATAAGAGGCAAATCGTTGCCCAGATAAATTTCCAAATGACTACATAATGGTGTACACTTGATAAAATGGCTTAAGCTTTTTAATGAAAACTCTCCCTGAAAGATAACGGATGCATCATTTTTCTGTATGAAGTTCATATTTCCATCGGACTCAGAACGGAATATACGCGAGCTCGCGAAACCACCTTCACAAGAGAATATCAAATCATTTCCAACGGACTTTATCTCGATGCGATCCGAAATTCCATTCAAATCACGAATAATCTTCTGAAAATCGGAAGACGGCATATTAATCGCAGTTGAATATTCCACATCCGGCACGTGCATCTCTTCCGTATCGGGTTCAATTAATCTCAACTTTTGACTATAACACTGTTTTATGTCTCCATTATCATATTGCAATCCCAGGTGAGAAACAATGCCGTCGTGGTAGTCCGCCTTATCAATGTAAATAGACAACGTGTCGTCATTTGACATAGTCGAAATCACTTTGAACAAATGAAGGGTGTTCGCACATACGATAATCTTGTCCGGAATGCAGTTATATTTTTCAAATCGGTTTGCGTGCAATGATACATTCACCAGAATAGTATGTGTTTTATCAAAGTTAATGATTTTCATACCTTCTTTGGTGAATGTAATGGTTGCATCCGTCAATATATCCTTAATTGCAGTAATCATATTCCTTATTGGCTGAATTTGCACAGTTTTTATAGTCAACACATTATTTTCTTCGTTCATTCTTATTAACGTATATCTAAATAAGTGCGTTTGTTTTTATATTTTCTTTTGCAAAGTTATTTTACGCGTTTTGTTTTTATTTGTGCATTTGTTTTGTTTTTTGCAAGTTTGTTTGGCCAGTTTCAGTGCCTTGCTCTCTTTTTTGCACCCATCGTTTAATAAATGATAATCAACAATACTTGCATTGCCCCCGGTGACTGCACTTGCTAATCTAGCAATTGCCCACGATTCCGCGCTTTGATTTGGTCTCGACCCACTTGAATAGTATGCGCCTCGACCTTTGTTTGCTATTTTGTCTAATGTCTTCATCGAGCATTTTGTTGCTTTTACCAATTCTCTGGAAGGTGCCACATTGTCTATCTTATATAGTTCTTTAGCATTTTTTACATGTTGGGAAGGTTTGGATCGAAATGTCTTTATTTTTGGTCGTTGAAAATATTTACCCTTCTTGTACATTTTTCTAGATTTGTGCAAATTTTTTAATTGAACACCTCTGTCCTTTATCGAGATATATTTAGGAACATAATGTTTGGGATAATTATTCATACGTAATATCTGTAGAAGAAATATATATAATCAATATATAATTATGTCTGCTCCCATTGCACTAAATAGTGAAAATTATCCTGCTTTGGATGCTAGTATTCAAACTATTATAAAGGGGGGAAAGCGCGCACTCATTAGTATTTACACAAATGCTGAAGGAACCACTATGGCCAGTGATACACACGGTGTCATCGACAAGCGTGAGATCCTTACCATTAGTTATACTGCGTCTTACAAGGATGCCGATGGTAACGATACCAACCCTTTTGTGGTGGTGAAATTCAAGCACAATGGTGATCAGTTTGTTGATTACTTTACCAGCATTGACTACGTGGAAGATCACTGGTACAAGTTGGATGAGCAAAATATTCCCTTCAAGACGTTTTAAGCAATCTCTTAATAGTAAGCAAAAATAATATCATCTATATCTGTGATATTATTTGTTTTTAATTTTTCGTATTTATTTTTTACTCCACTGTTGGATAACTTGCCTGCATAAGGAGACCACATTGTCCCTTTCCGTTATTATACTGCGAGCCTCTACCCAAGTAGATATATCCATCTTTTCCCCAAGAAGTTCCCCAAGAGTTTTTCACACGGTAATAGTCCACACTGTCCATCGAGCCATATCCAACAACCAATACTCCGTGGTCAAGCTGTGTTCCACAGTCACCAGTGAAGACACCAGAACTATACAACTGGAAATCCTTCTGGTCGGCCTGAATAGCAATGGAAACCGGTTGTTTGCTTAGTGCATCCATCATATCCTCATCAGAATTCGCAGGAACATCATAATAACTAGTGATAGCAGTTCCAGGAACCACGTCACAGTCTTTCATACAAGTGCCGGCGGTTTTCGTCGTTCCGGAAATATACGGATACGATGCCTCTTGGCACAATCCACCGTTATTCTCGATCCAAGAAAAAGCGTTGTCCATCAGTCCGCCATTGCATCCGTGGTCCTTTCCACCGGACTTGAATGTATCACAATCAACGAGCTGTTGCTCGGAAAGGGAAATCAGTGTGTTATGTTCTACGTAATTAGCGCCTTCTAGTGCACCTGTAGTAGAAAAACTCCAACAAGAACCACACTGACCTTGGTCTTTCACATCAGTTACGGCGCCCTTGGAAACCCAATCAATCTCATCGGCAGCACTCAAACTTGTATCGTCTTTGCAACTGCGAAGACAATTAACAGTATCAATAGTGCACTCATCCTTCACATGCTTCACACAGTCGGATAGACATTTTACGTGCGCGACCTTGCTCTGGTATGCATCAGGATGATACACCAAAGAGCGACTAGATCGCTCGGGCAGACCAGAGTATCCAAGATATCTACTGAACTCATCAGTATTCATTCCTGAAAACTGATTGTGGTCCAAACTGTAAGACAGGTTACGACCGTTTATCAGCTGAATGTGGTCATCATTCTCCAACCAGTTCGAAAATACATGGTCAGTATGAACATCATTTTCAAATATCATTTCAAACTTCTTCGCCCAGTCACCAAAACGGGGTCTTCTGTCTTCTGCTGAAGCAGACACCATAATCAAAGAAATCGCACATAGAAACGCTCTCATAATCATCTCTTGTGGTAATATGTTATATTGGCGACATCTATTTAAATGCTTTCAATATTGTATATGACTATACACATTTGCCTACAACTTGTTGACCATGACTTCTTTGATGACGCTTCTCACAATTTTATCACGAAATTGTCTGCATTCTTGTTCTCCTAGTCCGCCTAGAATGGTATTGCATAAATCCATATATTCCATGTTCTCAGGTGAATCGAAAATATTGTAGTTTGGGTGTTCATCTTTCCATTGTTCTATATTTTTACAGTTTTTGTTCGCCACTTTATTTACAAGTCCTTTGAGCGTTTCCTTCGAATTGTCTTCCTTTGACCATTCATCATTCTCGCGAATATACAATGTCTCACGTTTCAAATCGGTACAATGAAGAGGGCGTTTGTATGTATCTAGTTCTCTTAGTTTGTTTACTAAAATGCGTGATATTCCTTCTACATACCCCAAACGACCGGTTTCTCTTAAGTCTTCCATATCCAATTCCATATTTTCTAAAAAATCCGACATATTGATAGCATCTTTACATTGTTCATTCAAAAAGAAGTTCAAATTAAATTTCTGATGATTATTATTAATCGTATTGTTGGTTATATGATTACCATTGTGTTTTACTGCATCGATTAATTGTCTTTGGAGTTGTTTATTTTCGTGTTGTTGTTCTTGTATTTCGGTTTGCATATCATGCATTTGCTTTGATTGTTCTACCATCAGTTCTTTGAATTCTTGATTTTGCTTTAATAAGTCAACAAACAACGTCATATCTGGAGCCCCAGACATATTCGGAAGTGGTAATGGGTTTTCTTTATTTGGTATGTCTACTACATTCGCACAATTTTGTTGATGTTTCCACAAACCAACCCGAGATTTGTAGTGTTTATTACAACTCTGGCATATAAACGTTGGGAGATTTTTGGAGACTTTTTTGTTAACAGATGTTAACGTTTGATGTTTTGCTGTGGATGTATGTTTATTATATTCACTTTGTCTACTGCATCCATAATCACAACATTCGCAATAAAATTTTTTGGAGACTTTTGGAGACTTTTTTGTTAACATTTGTTAATATATATTGTTAACAAAAAAATATCCTAAATCGTTTTTTAAGAAAACTATATTTTTGTTATGCAGTCAAACAAATTATACGAATTAACGAAATCACTGCATTATGCTATAAACCCATTTTTTAACTTTTCTTTTCCCAAGACTTTTTCACAAAAATGAAAATTGGACATTTTTAAAAATGTCCAAAAGTTCAAAAAATTCTAGAGAGTTGGAAAACATATTACCTATTTTACATTTTGAGAACCATGACTTCTTTAATCACGTTTCTCGCAATTTTATCACGGAATTGTCTGCATTCTTGCTCACCAAGTCCACCAAGAACCGTATTACATAAATCCATATAGTCCATGTTCTCGGGAGTATCGAAAATATTGTATTCTGGATGTTCATCTTTCCATTGTTCGATATTTTTACAATTTTTATTCGCCACTTTGTTTACAAGTCCTTTGAGAGTTTCCTTCGAATTGTCTTCCTTTGACCATTCATCATTTTCTTTTATATACAGTGTTTCGCGTTTCAAATCAGTACAATGAAGAGGGCGTTTGTATGTGTCTAGTTCACGAAGTTTGTTCACCAGAATACGCGATATACCTTCTACATACCCCAAACGACCAGTTTCTCTTAAGTCCTCCATGTCCAATTCCATATTTTCTAAAAAATCAGACATATTGATCGCATCTTTACATTGTTCATTCAAGAAAACGTTCAAATTGAATTTTTGATGGTTGTTGTTGATCGTATTGTTTGTGGTGGTCGGCTTTTGGCTCAATTCAACCAATTGCTTGTTTTGTTCAAGAATTAATTCTTTGAATTCTTGATTCTGTTTAATCAATTCCACGATTGTATCTGTCTCGTGATATTGTTTATGTATTTTTTTGTCGGTCGCATTTGAAGATTCGTCTGGTATTCCACTGCATCGTTGTTTGTGTTTCCACAACCCTACACGAGAGTTGTATTGCTTCTCGCAACATTCACATATATAATTTTTGGAACTTTTTGGAACTTTTTTGGTTAACGATGTTAACTTTTGATGTTTTGCAGTCAGTAAATGTCGAGTAAATTGACTTTCTCTTACCGTATTGTATTTGCACTTTTCGCAGATATAATTTTTGGAACTTTTTGGAACTTTTTCTGAGAACATTTGTTAATATATAGTTAACATAAAAAAGTTCCTAAACCAATTTTGATGAAAATATAAAAAAAATATATGCAGTCAACCAAAATGAATAAAAACTGAAATCACTGCATTATGCTATGAACCCATTTTTTAACTTTTCTTTTCCCAAGACTTTCTCACAAAAATGAAAATTGGACATTTTTAAAAATGTCCAAAAGTGCAAAACCAAAAATACTTTTGAGAGAAAAAACCTACTTTATTTCTTATCAGATACATATGGTTGTTTATGTAGTATACACTGCATAGTTCATCACAAGTAATATTAGTATATTTTTGAATAAGCCGTATTATCGAGCGGATTTGTATTTTGGTTGTTCATGATGTCTGTATAGATACACTCTTATTATTAATTTATTATGTTCTCCAATGACAACATTTGAAAGGTTGCTACAGTGTTTGTCTTCCACTGATGCAACTAGACAGACAATAGATGTGAACACCTTCCGTAGAAATGGTGTTGAGAACATGTACACATTTCCTTGTCATGAGAATAATATATTTTGTTTTCTGGTAATATTTTGTTATTTTTGTGTAGTATTCTGTTGATATTACACAAAATATCCACATATGTGGAAATAATGTTCTTCATAGTATGATTGTATGTTATTGTATGTTTGGTTGGTTATGTTCTCGTAATTAAGCCTTTGTGTATTCAATTTTATATTTGCCTTGTTCTTTGATGAGTCTACCAATCAGAACCGGTTCGATATTCGGATTTTGCAGAGCCTGGTTGTATGTATCTATGTCGTATATTTCCATGGTATCTGCATTTAGTGCGAACTTTTTGCCTGCATATGCGATTTCTTGTGCAGTCCATTGTATTGTGGATACCTCGTCTTTTTCCATTTTGTCCACCTCAAATGAAGGATAACTAGAAAATGAATTCGATTCCACTTTGCCGAAACCATAACATACAACTGGTTTGTCTGGCGAAGACAGAGTCGAATATACGTTACAATCCACTGCAGTTTCTTTGACGGCTTGCAAAATTTGATTGTTGATCTTTTGTTTGGAACTGGCTATCTCGTACAGGTTCTCATCAGTGGTGATGGGTGTATCCTTGTCTAATTTACTCACATCACGTAGACGGAGAACAATATGTTTTTCATCTTTCTTCTGATTCTCACTCATGCTGGATACATATAAAAACACCTTCACTGTTCGCAATTCGATTGGTAAATCTTGATGACTACAAATGCGACGGGCTCTTCCTACGACTTGTTCGGGACGAACCATGTGCCAGTAAGGTTCCACAATATGGACAAAGCGAGTATTTTTCAGATTAATGCCTTCTGCACCCGAAGAAGTGATCATAAATATTTTGATAATCTCACCATACACATTATTTTCATTCTTCTTTCGCAGTTGTTCTGCAATGTTGGTGGGAACCAAATTCCAAGAACCATTGTAAATATTACGAACAATTTCCTTTTCTTCGGCGCTTTCTGTTCCTGTATACAGGACAAATCGTGGTTTACCAATGTCTTCTTCTTTTTCGTCAATCTCCCAGCTTCCTTCGCGTTTGTGCAATTTAAATTCAGCAAATCCATTGGCCAACAACATCAATCTTAAAATACCGATGCCCTCAATGGTGCGGAAATTACTATACACCAAATGTAGACCCTTGTTCTCTTCGTCAATCAAATTCATCAATATCTTTTGGAACTTGGGACTGAGTTCTTCCAACGCAGGTCCAGATAGATATTTCGATTTGTTTGATTGGGGGTCGATTTCATTGATTAGTTCGAGCGCGTGTTGAACACGTTTCCCATAATTGTTCATGTCTTTGGACTTCATTAATTCGTCTAACTTTTCGGCATCGGCAGAACTGTCTGTTTCGTTCACTACTTTGGCGGGAACCATATCCAACACATTTTCATTCACCTCTGTTTCTCCGGGAGTAGGTCTATCAATCTCATTGGGGAAAACGAAATTACATGCCGCACGCGAAAATATACGGTAACTACTGGACATATTGAACAACTCGTCTCCTTTGTTGGCCTGCTTCTTTTTACGTTTGTTGGCCTGCTTCTCTTTGTCCGCCTCGATTTTGCGTATTTTCTCATATACATCAAATTGATGGTCAGACATTTCGCACCTTACAACATGGTATATATCACCTTGTTCGGTCGTATCATATGTGGGCAAAAGTCCTTCTTGCGCACTTCTGAAATACGAGGTTAACCCTAATATTCTGCGCTGGAACAAAGAGACGTTCTTCGCGACTTCTTTGTCGCCATCCACAAACGTAGAAATGAAGTCATCAGATACATCAGGGAGGGATTTGTAAAAGTCGACCTTGACCTTCTTGGAAAGGACTTCAATCTGGTTCTTCTGTAATACTTTCGCTACTCTGTTAATAAACTCGTCATCAGTAATATTTCCAGCATCATCCAAGCGAACGCCATCATAACGGTCGAACACATCTGACCCTTCACCACCGCGTTGTTGGGTTTTCTTACGTGTGATGTTCGGCTTGTCTGGACGCTCTTTCTGTGTTTTCTTGAGAACACCGCGCTTCTTCGCATTGATAAATCCAAAAGGATTTCTAGTAACGGTAAGAACATTATTGCTATAATTTACATAGTCAAACGTTCGCAAGTTACCCTTGTCCAGCATGTCCAACATACTGTGAGTGTCGATTTTTTTCTTCGTTTGCACTTGTACGGGTATCTCCCAGGTTTTGATATATCCTCGTAAAATATTGAATAAAACACCAATTTCATTCGGATAATTAATAATAGGTGTTCCAGAAAGCAATACAATGCGCGCATTCGTTGCTTTCATTAAATTATCATACAATACATAAGCAATCGAATCAGGTTTTTTGATTTTATTTACTACTCGACTTACGAAATTATGTGCTTCATCAATAATTACTACACTATTATCGAACGGATTACGTTTAAGGTCATCACTCCTCGCGCGGATCTCTTTTTCAAGAGTAGGTGAGTTATAATTAATATTATCATATTTGGAACGTATCATTTGATCCAATTGATTATCAATGGAGGATTGATGTTCAGCGGTCAATTTGGCAAAATTCGATTTCTCTTTTACATTTAAAAACCATGCGCCTCCTTGTTCACGAATGAATTCCACGGGCAAAGACAAAGAACGAGACAAAATGCCTATCATCTGCGCGTTTCCTTCTATCGATACAAACTCCCAGTACTGGTCTTTGCGATACAGATCATCGCCACATTTTTTCATTTCACTTAAAAAATTAGTTCTCAATGAGGCGGGGGTCATAACAATGACTTGCTTATTTTGTTTCATCCCTTCGGCAATGGCGATGGATGTGCATGTTTTACCAGAACCCAAACCGTGATATAGTAATAATCCGCGGTAAGGAGTGTACAAATTCAAGTAATCGCGGACAATTTTTTGATGGGTTAACAAGTCAAACTCGGTCTGGTCTTGTTTGCTGTCGCAACTCACTTCGTCTGTTACATTCATTATCTCTTTGCGTCTTGGCTCAAACATAGTACGCAATTTGGAAACAAACATTTTGCGATTGTTCAAATAATAAGGAGACGCCATCACAATATTTTTTTCCTTGTCTTTGGGAAGTCTGTCGGTTATTTTTTGTGAGCGAATCACTGCAGTTGTAAGGTCAACTTCATCTAAATCAATCGCTTCCACCGGCGCTTTTACCTTCGGTTTTCTCCCACGTTTTTTTGGGACAGGCAGTTCCACTTGTGCAACCTCTTCCACTTGTGCAACCTCTTCCTCAGCATCCTCTACTTCCACTTGTGCAACCTCTTCCTCAGCATCCTCTACTTCCACTTGTGCAACCTCTTCCTCAGCATCCTCTACTTCCACTTGTTCAACCTCTTCCACAGCATCCTCTACTTCCACTTGTGCAACCTCTTCAGCCACTTCTTTGGGTTCAGGTTCACTAATATCAGGAAATAATGGTTTTTCCTTTTCTTCATCTTCTTTGTCTTCTTGAAATACAGGTGCTTCATCAATCACAATTTTGTTTGTTAATTTGATTGCGGTTGGTTCGGTTACCTTTTCCATATGAGAAACAATCGGCATTTGCAACGAAGAAATTTTATCATTCTTTTTGAAAACCGGTAGTTTTCCGAGACTTCTAAGACGATCCATTGCGAGAGTATGGTTAAAGTTGGATGAAGAACGTTTGTCTACAAATGCAATTTGTGTATGTTCTCTGGGAGCGTCAATCTGGTCAGCGGCTTCTGTGATAGTGTCGTCATTATCAATGTCTGTTCGTACAGTCACATACGAAGGTTCTATTTCACTGGGCTTGAGAACGTCTTCTTTTTTAGTTCGATCAAATATTATTTCTCTTTCGAAGCGTTTCGCAGGAATACCCCTCTTTTCTAACAATTCTAAATATGCATGAGGAATATTCATAACTAAGTTATATAATATAATATAAGAGTATAAATTATCTTCTATAACTGTTTCCAAGTAAATCAAAAAGCATTGGGTAAATCATAAAAATCACTGTTCCCATAAAAAATAAAGGAGAACACTTTTTGATGAGGAGGGATAACGACCCCATTGTCTGAACCGCGCGAGGTTTCAATATTTGTTTTCTGGGTCATATCAGATATGATAGGAAAGGTACAACTAAGAGAACGTTGCACCTTCTGTATATATCTTGGTAGATGAGTTTCTTTATTCGCGACTTTATGGAAATTCTGATAGTAAGACAAGGCAGACAGGTCATCTTTGTGGGTGATTTTCATCTGAATTCGAGTATGATCATTTTTGGTATTCAATGCACCCACATGTATTAAATTCGCATTGAAAATAATAATGTCACCTTTCTTACAAATAATATTTTGCAAAGGGGATGTAAAATTAACACTGTGCGAATATTTATGTGAATGACTGCCTGCATACACAGTAAGACATTTGTCCATATCTTCCAGGAAAATCAACATTGTATAAGAAGGATGTCTTTGTTTTTCATTAAAAAAATCACCGTTGTTATCGCGATGACATGTATTCACGTGAGACCGTTCAATGACCCATATATAATCTTGTAACACGTGCGATTGACTGGTATTTTTCTTTATAAAGTGCGTCAATTTCGGATGCAGTTGTATCTCTGTCTGCAACTCTTTGTATCTCTGTTGTTTCACGCATTGGTTCATATTATGCAACTCTGCATTCGAGAATAATTGAGAACCTACACAAAATCCTTCCATATGAAGTTGCAGTTTGGGTATCATCGTATGTGTCTGGGCATCTTTATCAAAATCGATCAAGGACAATAATAAAAGCAAAAGAACAACAAAACACAACAGATACGCATATCTATATTTATTGTTCATCGTATATAGTTTGTTTCTAAAATAATGTCGCCTTACCAGTTATGCTTTGTAAAATACAATTGTGATTACAAAATATATAGTACAAAACTAATAAAAAAGAATATAGTAAGTATATATAACATGAAATATTCAAATAGACATATATTAGCAGCATTGAATGAAAATGTATTCACAAAGCAAGACATGAAAGAGCAATATAAATTTAGTGAATTACCTGTACTGAAACGCATAGTAGATATGATATATGTGGGTGAGAACAATTACAACAAGTTGTTATCTCGATTTATGTTGATACGTAGTTACCAATTACAATTACCAGAGTATTTGCCGGATGTAATTAATCAATCTATTCAAAACATGAGTATACAGAGTTATAGTGGTCGTTTTTCGATACAAGACCGTATATTCGATATACGATTAATTCTTGATGCACGAAAAAAATATAAGCATCACGATATCGACGAATTTTTCAAGAAAATGTACATATGGTTGCACATTGCATCTGAATTCGCTAGTCCTCAATGTTCGAAATATATGAAAATCAATATGTATTTCACCTCGCATAAAAAATTATTGCCGAATAAATATGAAGCAATCGATAGAGAACATGCAAACACTGCGTTCACGACATCGTGTCAATTAGAAACAGAAATCAATCTTTTCAGAGAAGAAGAATGGTTCAAGACATTCATTCACGAAACATTCCATAGTATGGGTATGGATTTTTCTGCAGATGGGTCGCATTACACCAATCAATTGCTATCGCAGTTTATACCTATTGAGACCGACTTTCGTGTATATGAAACATACACTGAATGTTGGGCAGAGATTATTCACAGTTTGTTTGTAGCGCACTATCATACAAAAAAACACGGGAGTGCAAATATGATAAGCACATTCAATCAAGTATTGAATAACGAGCGACGGTTCGCAGTATTTCAATGCGAAAAAATATTGAACCATTATAGCATGAAGTTTGAAGATATATACAAACATAACGCACTATCTGCTATTCGGCGCGCGAATTACAAAGAACATACACATATAGTATCGTATTATATGTTAAAAATGGTGGTGATGTACAACGCAAAAGAGTTTATGATGTGGAACACCAAACATAACGGCATTTCAATAACTTTCAACCATAAAATGCAGTCAAGTCAGCAAAAGCAAAAATCATTTGTTCAATTCATTGAGAAACGTTTGAAAAAAACGGCGACGGAACATATGTTAGCGAAGGCAAACCGGTATATTGCAGATAATCACAATAAAAAGAACGCGACAATGCAAACATTGCGAATGACGGTGCACGAAATATTATAACGATGAGATATATTGAATGTTTATTTTTGAAAGATTAAGTGGAGAATGCATTTAATTTTTTGATAGCGCTCTCACACGCGATTTGCTCGGCTTTTTTCTTGATTTTATGAATACCTTGTCCCAAGAACAAGAATATTTTATTGTGTTGCGACATATGCATATGAATATCATTATATGATTTGAATTGGTCAATGCGCATAGCAGACGATGGGTCCACCATATGAATGGGTATTCCTAGACGCAGATAAACTCCCATATGGTATCCATTGTCGGTATCGTGTTGTTCAACTTCGAGATAATCAGGAGTGACTTTGAACTCTTTTTGTATTTTTACTTGCAGAATGTTCTTATAATTATCGTCATTGCGGATCAAACTAATCCAATCGACGTGTTTTTCAAAGACGCTTTCAACAAATACTTGAACCATTTGAAATCCCGGGCCACATACAAATGTGTTTTTGAACCAATCGTGTTCATCGTTAATGTCCATGCGATTAAAGTCGAGAAACAATGCACCAATGAATGCCTCAAATAAACAACCCAACTTTTTATGGTTCACTCGTATCTGCTTGGTTTCGGCATTTTTAGACAAGACGTACCACTTATGAAGTCCCATTTCATAAGCCATACGTCCAATAGATTCATTTTTAACCAATGCGATTTTTTTCTCCGTCATAAATCCCTCATTTTCTTTTGGAAACCTACGATACAAATAATATTTAGTGATGCACTCCAACACGCCATCACCAATAAATTCAAGACGCTCATTCGATTTAGAATACAATGGCAAACAATTGTCGGGTTTTGATGTAATAATCACATTATTTTGTTTGTTTTCCAGATTAGGACGTTTGATATAAGAACGATGAACGAATGCGCGTTTATACAAATTGTAATTGTGGATATCAGACTTTACGCCGTATTCCGTGAGCATTTGTTTAATTTCACTATCAGTAATCAATACATTTAGGGGATTATAAGGGTCGAAAACATAGGTCTCCTCGCCATCACCGTTCTTCTGTACGAGAATGTCTTCATCAGAATTCATGTTATTAAACAAATAAAATGAAGTCTACGAATGGTATAATGTATGAAAAATATATCACTTGCATCATTAATCAATTTTATAGAAACAATAAAAAATATTTAGTAAATATATATTATCATGGTTTTAATGAACGCTTCCAAAAATGCGCGTTACGCCTCTTCTATTGTCAATCAAGATTTCAAGGGTGGAAACAAGAAGGCCGGACTTCCTGCAAGTGTCGGTCGCACCCACTGGATGTCTATTCACCTCAATCGCACCAGTCAGAACACCAATGTCCTGAGAATGCCTATCGCATCCAAGACAAGAGTGTCTCGTCCCATCGGCATGAGATACATGTAAATCGATAACAGTGAATAAATAACATATTTAAATAAACAATATAGTTTTAATATATTGTTTATACTATACCAGCATGCGTGTTATTATTGATGACCGAGAACACGATTTATACGACAAATGTAATTACCTACGCATGACAAATTCCAAATTTTTATACGATATACTCGAAAAAGATACACTGAAATTGGGGGACATCATGTTAACAACGGATGAAAACAAACCAGTATTATTAATTGAGCGAAAAACAATTCCTGATTTGCTTGCATCGATTAAAGACAAACGTTATGAAGAACAATCTCATCGTTTGATACATAGTAGTGGATATCCACCACATTCGATTTTTTACGTAATTGAAGGGGGGATGTCCCAATGTAGAACCGATTTGGAAAGACGGATTGTTTATTCCGCAATTGCATCTATGCAGATGTTCAAAGGGTTTAGTGTATATAGAACCTTTTCATTAGCGGAAACCGCAGAATGGATTATGAGTTTGGGAGAAAAAATAGAACGCAATTTTGGTAAGGGGATCATACCATACTACTTAACGCAGCATTTTCTACGGGGATTAAATGCGAAAAGAGAAGAAGCAGAGGAGCAAGTACAGAATAACCCCGGTACACAACAAGCACAAGTATCCGAAAAAGATTATTGTGCAGTTGTAAAAAAGACGAAAAAGGACAATATCACGGAAAACAACATTAGTGAAATTATGTTATGTCAAATACCAGGGATTAGTTCGGTATCGGCCATTGGTATTATGAAGCATTTCTCCAGCATATCTGATTTGATTTATAAGTTAAACGAGAACCCAGAGTGTTTACAACATATTCATATCGAAACAAATGGAAAGTCACGCAAACTAAACAAAAATATCATCGAAAGTATGAAACGGTTCCTCCTTCAAAACAATAAATCTCCAGACGAAGAGACTAGCGAGAATAAATAATACGCTTGCAAATAGAATAAATAATATGGCATAATCTATAATAGAGTAATACAATATGTTAGCACTAGCAATGTCGACAAAACCTAATAACCGGATAAATAATTACATAGTGTCCAGGCTTGATTTATCATACAACGCGTCTTCAAATGACCGAACATTGAGTAATGATAGCAGCGACTTCCCAAATTCGTTTCGTTCATCAAATGATAGTATTTTCACATTAGACCAAGAAGAGTTCTTATCAACTAGCGTGGAGAGTTTGAAGACAATCGAATGCGCAAGTAAAGAAATACCAATCTCCCCTAAGAAAAGAACGCGCGCTCGAGAAATAAATGTAGACGAGACCTATGTAAAAAGTCCAACTCCAACCAAATATTACGAATTGTTGGAACAAAATAGAAAGATAATAGACGAATTTCAGTAACGTATGTCTGCGTGGTGGTTATTTAGTGGTTAATTCAATATCAACATAATATTCAAGAGTTTCTATATCTTCCAGTATTTTATCAATATCAGTACCCATAGACAACGTCCCATGTTTTTCAAGTGCCACTATATCATGTTCTCGCAAGTTTTGAAAGCAGTTATAGGCCAATACATAACTACCTGCTGCGTGATATTTCACATTGTTTCCTATTTTACCTACATTTAACTCGGGAAAGGTACGTTTAATATTGCATAGTTCACTGTTACTATCCATACCAGTATAGGCAATTATATTAGGAGGACGCGCATGTACTACAAAGTTGTCCTTATGAAAACATTGTTGCATCGTCTGTAAATATGAATGCATATAGATTTCTATAGAGGGGATATATGGCGAATCAATATCATATACTAAATCATATTTACTACCGTTTGGTATATTTGAAATAAGAGGGTCTCTTTTTTCGAAAAATACTTGCACTACTTGGTCATTAGTGAGTTCGTTTTTTCTTACCTGCCCAGCAGATATATAAAAATAGGGTTTGTTTTTTGGTTTAAAACTCACATTGCCGTCGTATCGAATACTCATTAACTTCTTATTATACATTCTTCTCATCGTGTCTACTATATGTTTTTTGGAAGACATATAGTATGGAAGTACATATTTTCTTTACCACTTACAGAACGTCAATGGGATTTTCAAAATTGCTTGGAATACTGGGGTAAAACGACGTCTTGGGAGTGGATAATACAGGGCGAGTAATGGTATTTTCCTCGTATTTTCCAGTTTCAATCATCGTGTTCGTATGATCCACGCCTCCCCAGTTAGCATCCATCGCATTGTCGCTCTTTGTAGCTACCTGCGTAGAATCGTGCACTTGGTCCAAGTCCGTATACATTCCAACAAACATGTTTTGCGGATCAAATCCTGGGTAATTGTTTTGATTATAAGGCCCATTGTCGCGACTCGCATCTAAATATTTGACTATCTCGTGGTCTTTAGGTAAAATATCAGAAGATGAGGGCAATCCACCTTGTAATTCAAATGGACTAGGGCGCATTCTGTATATATCCTTCCCCTGCGCATCATTTTCCTGCCGCAAGTACAAGACTGGGCACTTGACCCCCTTATTGCGTTGTATGTCTAAATAGTTAATATAATCATCTAAACTAAAAAATGGTAACGGATTTTTCCCTTCTTCTTTAGGTTGATTCGTAAAATACAATAACAGTCTATCATTCTTCTGAACTAATAAATCAGGGCATTCTTGCGAGGAAAATCCCTCCTTTTTCTTACAACCACAAGATGGGAAAGTCATAATAACGTAAATGCCGGTTACAAATACAATTAATAATAGTGTAATCGCAATAATGTTCATGTTCAATATATAGTATATACTGAAAAAAATAGTATCCGTAAATATATATACAATACTATATGCCCCCTTCGAAGAAAAACGCAAACAGACAGACTGTAAAAAAAGCGAAGAGAAAGGCCGCGAAGAAAAAAACAGCAAAGAGGAAGACCGCGAAGAAAGCAATCAACAAGGAACCTGAAGTAGAACCAACCGTCGTAGTCTTATTTTTTGCTCATTGGTGCGGACATTGTCAGTCCATGTATCCTGAATGGGAGCAACTGAAAAAGGAGTATGCTGCAAAAAATAATTATGTATTCAGAGAAGTAGAACACGGAAAGATTGAAAACGACAAACCCAATTTAGAGAAAGAATACGATCTATCTCCTATTCAGGTACAAGGTTTTCCTACATTGGTCAAATTTCATCCTCATAAAGAAATAGAGTACTATGAAAGTGGGGAACGCACCAAGGACAATTTTATGAATTGGTTGAATGCCGAGGCAAAACAACCAGACGCACCTAGCAATATATTTCACAACATGTATGGCGGATATAAAATTCCCCACACCGGTAAAGTGAAGACATATTCTAAAAATAAGTCGTTGAAAAAACAAAAATGAGCAACTATGAAAAATTGATTATGTATAATATCAAATATACATAATAAACAAAGATAAATACAACCGAACTAGTATAACTATGAGCGAAAAACCGAAACTTGTTGTGAAAAAGTATTTCCGATTATTCGACTACAATGTATATGATGATGGGATGTATGCTACCGATAAAACGTTCACCATTCAAATGTTTGGGGTGAATGAACACGGACAAAAATTATGTGCATATATAAATGACTATAAACCATTCTTCTACATAAAAGTACACGATGACTGGAAAAACAAAGAGATGATGAATTGGCATAGATCATTGGACGATAGATTTCAAAACTACATCATAAACGCCAAAATAGTCGAACATCACAAATTATATGGCTTCTCGGGAGGCAAGAAACACAAATTCATTCGTTTGGAGTTCGATAACACCTCTGCTATGAGTCAAGTAAAAAATTTATGGTTTACTACCGATGAAAACGGCGAGCGGTGTCGCAAAAACATGGTATACAAAAATGTCGAACTCGAATTGTATGAAAGCAACATTCCGCCATTGTTGAGATACTTTCACGTGAATGAAATTTCGCCGTCAGGTTGGATATCCTATAAACAAAATCGCATAGTAAAAATCAATGATGGAGACAAGAAAACTTCGTGCGACTACGAAATTGTTGCATCTTATAAGGACATTGTTCCTGAACCAACCAAAGAGACCCCGGTCCCATTCAACATATGTAGTTTTGATATTGAGGCGAGTAGTAGTCACGGTGATTTTCCTCTTCCCAAGAAGACGTATAAACGACTTGCATCGAATATTGTGGATATATTTATGAAACAGCGAAAATACAGCAACGCCGAATTGATGTCTCCCGTATTCCGTCGCTGCATTATGAAAGCATTTGGATACGATAATATAGCAGAAGACGTAGACGTAGTATACCCAAAAAAAACGATTACCAAAGACGAATTGGACAAAATCATTCAAATGTATGTGAAAGTTCCAATGAACAAAATATGTATGGAAACCTCCCAGGCAACACAAGAATTATTGAACATACAAGATATATTTGAGGATGTACATTCGCAACAACAACAAGAAAGTACTAGCATGGATAGTGATGTACATGCAAGTCAAGAGACTGGGGACAACGTCCAGGCTTGGAAAAAGAAATTGTCGTATAAAAAAAAAATTAAGAACAATGTGAATATTATCGAATATCTTCTCGAAGACACGCATACACGCGAAGAACAATTGAATGCTCTGGATATACTGTTAATGTCCAAATTGCCCCATCTTGAAGGTGATAAAGTGACGTTTATTGGTTCGACCTTTATTCATTATGGAAAAAAGGAACCTCATAAGAATCATTGCATTGTGCTGGGCGATTGTGATGAAGTGAAAGGAGTTGAAATCGTTAGCGTGAAAACAGAAAGAGAAGTATTGCTGGAATGGACAAAACTGATACAAGTTGAAAATCCAGATATAATTATTGGTTACAATATATTTGGTTTTGATTATGAGTTTATGTTTCAGCGGTCACAAGAAACCGATTGTGTGTCTGAATTCTTGAAATTGTCTCTAGATAAGGAACACATTTCAAAAAAGGACACGCGTGAGAGCGGCATTCAAATTATGAATACAAAAGTTATGTTAGCCAGCGGAGAATACGATTTGCGTTATTACAACATGGTTGGGCGACTGCAGATTGATATGTATACCTATTTTCGACGCGATTTTAATCTATCGTCATACAAATTGGATGATGTAGCGGGACAATTTATTAGTGATAGTATAAAAAAAGTCGAATGTACAACGGACGCAAATGGAAAAGAAGTGACCAAGTTGTACAGTAAAAATTTGATGGGACTTCATACAGATGATTTCATCCACATTGAGTTGAGCAGTTTCACATCAGATTATTTCAAAGATGGTAAGAAGTTCAGGGTATTGGACATTGAACGCGATGTAGAAGTCGAAGAAAAGGGAAAGATGAATACATACAATGTGATAGTCATCAATGAACACCAAGATATAGACAAATCCAAAAACTTAAAATGGGGTATGGCGAAAGACGACATTACCCCGCAAGATATTTTCCGACTATCAGATGAGGGTCCCAAAGGACGCGCGATTGTCGCGAAATATTGTATTCAAGATTGTAACTTGGTGCACCATCTGATGAACAAAATCGACGTGATCACTGGTTATATGGAGATGTCGAATATCTGCAGCGTACCTATTAGTTTCCTCGTATTTCGTGGTCAAGGTATCAAACTGACGAGTTATGTTGCGAAAAAGTGCAGAGAAAAGGATACGTTGATGCCTGATTTGGAAAAACCCAAATTCGCGAGTGGATATGAGGGTGCGATTGTATTGCCGCCCAAATGCAAAATGTATATGGACAATCCGGTAGCGTGTGTAGATTATTCATCTCTATACCCATCTTCGATGATTAGTCAAAATTATTCACACGATAGTAAAGTATGGTCAAAAGAGTTCGACCTAGATGGAAATATGCTCCCAGATAAAACAACCGGCGAACGGGACGAAGATGGAAATTTCGTATATGATAATGTACCTGAGTATCAATATATCGACATTGAATTTGATACATATGAATATAGACGTGCTAGTCCGACTTCTCGGGCCGATAAAATCAAGGTGGGAAGTAAAATATGTAGATGGGCACAATTACCGGATAATCAAAAATCCATTATGCCTGCTATTTTGGAAGAACTATTGAAAGCGCGTAAAGATACACGTAAGATGATCAAAACAGAGACGGATCCATTTATGCAAAATATTTTGGATAAGCGACAATTGGGTTATAAGGTAACTGCGAATTCATTGTATGGTCAATGTGGTGCGAGGACATCTACGTTTTATGAACAAGATGTTGCCGCATCCACGACTGCTACAGGCAGAATGATGATCATTTACGCACGACGTATGGTAGAAGAGGTATATGGCGATTTGGAATATGATACGAAAACTCACGGAAAGGTTCGTACCAAGGCCGAATATGTATATGGAGACACAGACAGTGTATTCTTTACATTCAATCTAGAAGATGCGAAAACGGGCGAAAAGATTAAAGGACAACGTGCTCTTGAAATCACTATCGAAATTGCACAAGATGCTGCAGATTTGTGTACGAAATATTTGAAACTTCCAATGAAATTGGAATATGAAAAGACGTTGATGCCGTTCATCTTGTTATCCAAGAAGAGATATGTTGGTATATTGTATGAGGAAGACCCAAACAAGGGATATTTGAAATTCATGGGGTTGTCGTTGAAACGTCGTGATTCGTGTGATTATTTGAAAGACGTGTATGGCGGCATTTTGAATATACTGATGAGAGAAGGCGAAAGCAACAATCTTCGTGATGCAATTGATTATTTGAATAAGTCGTTGTTGAATTTGATTGACGGGAAAGTATCGATGGACAAATTAATGATTACCAAAGCGCTTCGAAGCGATTACAAAAATCCACATCAAATTGGTCATCGAGTGCTGGCTGATCGGATTGGCGAACGCGATCCAGGAAACAAACCCAGACCAGGAGATAGAATGCGATTTGTGTTCGTAGTGAATGATAAACCAAAAGCATTGATGGGGGACAAAATCGAGTCGCCTGATTATATCATTGAAAACAAGGTACCAATTGATTATACTCATTACATCACCAATCAATTGATGAAACCCCTTCAACAATTATTTGGATTGGCGGTCGAGGATATATGGACGATGCAAAAGAAGATGTCTGCGATCAAAACATATCGCAGAGACGTGGCGAAACTAGAGCAGGATTGTGGAGGTGATTTGGAACTGTTTATGAAGAAAAGAGAAAAGATTAGCAGCGCGAAAATCAAAGTATTATTGTTTGATAAAATGTTGGACACAATTCATAATCGCAAGCATAAGATACAAACGCTAGACGTGTTCTTCACATCCAAAAAATAATAATATCCCCATCGTAAATAGAGCCACATATTTTATGTTAATCATATAAATAACATAACATATACATATATATCAACAACTACTATGTATTTTTTTATTCTATCTTTACTCTTTCAGTCCTATGTTTGTGTATTGACTTTGAATTATACGCCCAAATTAGGTAAATATCAGATAGCAACTGTTCCTATATCTAATACATGTGATTATGAAAATTTTATGAGTTCAACCAGTAAGGAATATATGTCTGGTATCGACCACAGATATCCATATATCGAAAACGATACAATGTTTGTATACAAATTCAACGAGACGCTTCAAAAACATCATTTATTGAAGGTTTTACAAAATGAAAATGAAAGTCTACATAATAAAAAAACGTTTTTGGATGAATTTAACCAAAATTATTCTGACCATAGCAGTTATGGAGTTGACATATTTGCAGGAGGATTATTGAATGATTGGGATGAGAACATGCAAATAATGGAGTAATGGTATTTTTTAATTATGTGTATTGAAAGACATATCCGAACTATTGAATGTAAATCCTGGTGCACGGATTTCATAATTCATGATAATTTCATAGGGATTTGAACTTACGTCATCGGCTTGGTCTGTATTCTCATCTTCACTCTCGGGGGCAATATCGTCCGTTTCCATATCTCTATTTTCGTCGGAGTTCGCGTCTGCTTCCTCGCAGTAAGAACACCGGGTACCATATTCTTGCAATGGTCGTCTACATTGCCTGCACCGAGCATTGTAATTACGTATATCATATCGGCATATTGGACATCGGACATTTCCTTCGAACCAACGAGTAATGCCTTCTTGACTAAAAACATGTCCACAATACATAATTTGGGTTAACATTTGCTGTTCTTCGAATGGTTCAAGTGTAATGGGGCAAGTACTGTTAGCAATGCGTGCGTTGTCTGGATTGTATATAATTGGTCTCGTAGCACTTCTGATTTGTGGTTGGGTCGGACGCACAACCACATTTTCCATATTGGATGTTAAAGGGATAGATTGAAACAATATGTCGAAAATGTTCGATGACTGATTTGTCGCTGGTGTATTTTGGGGTAATCTACTCGTGAATGGTGGTTGAGAGATAGGTGGAGTTGTATTATTTCTGTGTAAACCATCGTAGAAACGAGAATATTCTGGACGAGGCATAGTAGGCTGTGTTTCACCGCGCGGTGCACGCGTATGAATATCTTCTCGTATTCCACCAATCGTGTGTAATACTTGACGGATGTTTGCGCTGTAATCTCGTATATTGTTATTGTATTGGGTAGATATATCCCGCAATGCGTGAATAGTCGATAAATAAGTAGAATAATGTTCGTTGGTGTTGCGAGGCGTAGTCAGTGGTACCGGAATATGCGCAGGTTGTGTTGTTGCATCTGGCCTGGGTCTGTGCATATTGAACGACAGTGGATATGTGGTAGAACGATTTTCTACAGGTTGACGAGAAGTTTGTTCTGTTGCATAGAGATTAATAATGCTTTCTAAAAGCTCATCAAGGCTTTGTTGTGTATTGTGTTGACGTGACATTTATAAGTATTGTAAACAATGTAAAGATATTATTAGTATAGAAAATAATATCTATATGGATTTAACGAAATATAATGAAAAGGGATTGATTGGATTGCATAATTTGGGTAACACGTGTTATATTAATGCGTGTATTCAGATATTAAGCAATACATACGAATTAGACAATATTATTAATAGCAAATCGTTTCAAGACCACTTGAAAAATGATGACGATGGGGTCATAACGAAAGAGTGGAACGATTTGCAAAACGTTATGTGGAGTAAAAATGGTAGACTTAGTCCACAACGATTTATTCATTTTGTCCGCGCCATTGCACAGAAAAAGGGATATACATTGTTCAGTGGGTATTCTCAAAATGATTCTTGTGAATTCATTATGTTTTTTCTGGAAATCATTCACAAGAGTGCAAGTCGCCAGGTATCCTTTTCGATTAATGGAAATCCGAACAATGAGATAGATAAATTGGCGTTGCAATGCTACAAAGCAAAGAAGGAGATTTACGAAAAAGAATACTCCGAGATGCTGGATTTGTTTTACGGCATATACTTTCGCAGGATTGTATCCATTTCCACCAAAAAAGTCCATAGCATCAACCCAGAGCAGTTCTTTTTGTTGAACCTTCCAATCACAGGCAATAACAATACTCCTCTAATCACCCTTGACCAGTGCTTACAAACATATTTATTACCCGAACCCCTTACTGGCGAAAATGCGTGGTATAACGAGGAAACAAAGGAAAAAGAAGATGTGTATATGGAGACTGGGTTCTGGAGTATTCCGCGGGTATTTGCGGTGAATTTTTCGAGATTTAGTCCATTTGGTCAAAAAATACAACATAGCATCGACTTTCCTGTTGATAACTTGGATATGAGTTCGTATGTAAGTGGTTACAATCCCGAGAGATATACATATGAATTATACGGAATTATAAACCATATCGGCAGTATAAACAATGGTCACTATACAGCTTGTGTTAAAAATAGCCAAAACGAATGGTATCATTTCGACGATGAAGTCATTCAAAAAATATCGAGCGAGAAGTTGTTAAAAACCAATTACGCGTATTGTCTATTTTATCGTCAAAAAAATAGTTTATCATAAAAAAAATAGTTCGTTATTATATATTGAAACTTAACATATGAGTGATACTGTTGATATGTCTAATGATGTTATATCCGACAAAGAAAATTCTACTATGAATACAGAAGATAACCTAGTGCAAATTGAACCTGAACCTACAAATGAAAGTGGTGTAGTGGACAAGCTATTTGCGATGGATACGCCTACCATGATAATGATATTTGCTGGTATCGTGATTGTATTCTATTTGCTTTTAGGAAGGTTGTTTGGAGGCAGTTCCGATAGCGGGAGTCCCGTAAATGGTTTTATTGGTAAAATGGTCGATATTGTAGTGTTCGGATCACTAATATTATGGGGTATATTCTACTACCAGAGCAAATCGGGCGACATTATGAACGAAGAAGATTTTAGTAACTTTTACAATTGGGTCGTTGAGTATTTAGATGATGTGAATTCCATGTTTTCATCTGGTTTCTTGTTACTTGGATTGTATTTGGTTGTCTATTTATTCGCCATTCCTATGACCAGTCAAAACAAACCTATCAGCATTTCGATTATTGAAACCGTATTGATTTCCACATTCGTTATGATCATTTTCCTTAGTTTTTTCAAACATATATTGGACATTTCTATCATGGATGCAATTGATGCGATCAAGAAAGCCATGTTTGGTGAAACGGAAGAAGTCGTTATTCCGATTGATATAAGTGGGGAGTTGCAATTGCCTGAAGAACAAGACGAAGTGTTCAATATTTCTACCAATTCGTTCACATACGAAGACGCGCAAGCAGTATGTAGCATTTATGATGCAGAATTAGCAACTTATGATCAAGTTGAGGAATCGTACAACAATGGGGCTGAATGGTGCAGCTATGGATGGTCTGCGAATCAAATGGCGTTCTTCCCTACCCAGAAGAAGACTTGGGAAAAATTGCAAAAGTCGGACAAACATAAGAACAACTGTGGACGCCCTGGTGTGAATGGTGGGCATATTGCGAACCCATATATCAAATTCGGCGTAAATTGCTATGGTAAGAAACCCAAGGCGAGTGATGGCGATTTGAAGCGCATGAAAGCGAATAAGGTACCCGAATTACCTCCTAGCAAAGAAGACAAAGAAAGACAAGACAAAATTCAAAAATGGAAGGACAATGCGGATGAAATGTTGCGTGTGAATGCATACAATAAAAAACGTTGGTCCAAATATTAATCAATTGCCTAGATATTTTTATAAATCAATTGCTGCTCAACAGAGATTGCATATAAAATTGATTTATAAACCGCGTATTCGTCTATTTGCAAACAGAATATACTACTAAAATATGAACGAAACTCTACTTACGCTATCTCTTTGCATTTGCATGTTTACATCATGCTTTGCTGGATATAATACATTTGTACAAGATACACCCAATCAAATATCAGAAAATGTGGTAGAATATGATAATGAACTATTATCGCAGGCGAAGAGCGTGTTGTATGATTACCATCACCAAAATAAATGTATATCAAAATCGTTGCTTCATACTCGTCAGAAACTGACGAACCGATACCAACAATACAAAATAATGAAAAAAGACAATGAATTTCAAATCCCTAGAAAATATATGGAACTGCGTATGGACGAGTTCTTTAATTACTTGCAATCGATGCCCCCAATATAAATATAAATTGGATTAAATCATTATAACATAGTCGTCACGTTTTAATGATTTTTTCTTATTTTTCGCGTTCTGTTGTGTTTGGGTTGTTTGGAAACAGCTTGAAACATCGAATCAAATAATTGATCGGGAATAGTCGACACCTTATTTGGTTTTATATTCACACCGGGACCGCTGCATTGTGACTGCAATACAAATCCTGCTGGTATGACTAAATCTGCGAATTTGTCCAATGACTGCGGAATGTAGGAAGGTGATCCGCCTCCATAGTTGGTTATATTCTCGTTCATAAAATTCTTCAAGGAACATCCACCTATTGTTTTATCAGCGTTGTATTGATACTCCATTTATACTATCAATAGATAAATTACTTGTTGTAATGACGCTTAATGTCTACATAGGTATTGGTTTCGCGTTTCTCTTTCAGATATTTGATAATGAACTCCACTTGGTCATCTTCTGCAATGATTTCGTGCAACCGTTTTTCAATGTACCCGAACGAGAGTGGAGTATATTCTTTTTTTTCAAAGAAACGTAATTCTCCGTCACTAATCTCAATATGACTATTTAATTTGTTCTCCGTCATATACCCACAAATATCTTTTCCGAGTTGCGTTTTCATTTCACGCATCTTCTTCGTTTTTTCGTTCACTTCTTTTAATTTTCCTTCGATAAATACCCATTTTTGAACATTTTCAGTAAGTTTATTTTTATCAAACTTTTCAACGAGTTGGTTTGGTGGGTTCATTTATCTTTACTAAATAAGCATATTTTATCTTGCGCACATAAATGTGTACAATCTATATTCCTTTAATACAGTATTCGTTGAGATTACGCTGGATGAATGGTTTCATATAATATTACTTTTCCTGATATCCGTAACAATATAAACAAATTTACCAAAATAATAATGAACAGAAACAAGTTGAAAAAGCAAATACACCACACATAAATATAAATTTCATTGTACACGATGTCGGTAACTGGTAGCAATATTTCTTTTATATTTTGCTTCATCTCTTTATCTTTAAAAAATGATAAAAAAGAATCTTTGATTGTTCCCATAATTTATTTAGAATGTTATTTTTAATTTTGTATTTGGACGAATTGATTCGTATAATAATGTAAATAAAGAACTGCCTTCTTATATATTATATTTGAATTATGCAGACGATTTATCGCGGAAACAAGACCTTTCAGCAGTTTGATTTTCAAAAAGTATCTCTAAGTTCACCTATTCGAGTTGGAAATGGAAATTACTTTATGAAATACAAAGCGAATGACCAATCTTTATATGTCCAGCCTCCTCAATGTTTGACTAAACAGGGCATTCTTAATGTATCTAAAAAATATTACATTGATTTGCTCTTTACGAATGAAGATGCCGATTTTATTCAGTGGATGGAAAAATTAGAAGAAACGACGGTCGAATATATCTATAAAAATCGTTCCAAATGGTTTGATGGAGATATGGAGAAAGACGACATTGAAAATTATTTTTCGTCTCCATTCCGAATATTCAGATCGGGTAAATACTACATTCTGCGCGTTAGCATTGCTACATCATTGGGAATGCCGGCAATCAAAGTGTATGATAGTGATCAGAATGAAGTGTCGGTGGATGATATCAATGATACCACGCAAGTAATGTGCATTTTAGAAATAAAGGGAGTTAAGTGTGGAACTCGAAACTTTCAGATGGAACTTGAAACAAAGCAATTAATGATTGTAAAGCCGAGCAACCCATTTGATAAATGTTTGTTTGATGCGAATGTAGACGCTTCCATCGCAATCAAGCAACCAGTGGATATGGTAGAGGAGGCAGCACCCCAACCAGTGGATATGGTAGAGGAGGCAGCACCCCAACCAGTGGATATGGTAAAGGAGGCAGCACCCCAACCAGTGGATATGGTAGAGGAGGTACTTGTCGAAACCGTGGACGAAACGAATAGTACGGAAGACGACTATATAACATATGAATCTGAAAATATACCAGAAGTTCCGGTAGATATTTCATATAATTTAGGAAATACAGTAGAAAACGAAACTACTGATCAAGAAGACATACAAGAACCAACTACTATTTTAGAAACTACTACGAACGACCAGGATTTAGGAGAACAATTAGAAATTATGGAAGATACATTTGATATCGCCTCGAATGAAATGGAGGAAGTATCATTTCCGTTGGATGATCTGGAAAAGGAAACACCCATTCAATTAAAAGAACGCAACGACATTTACTATGAAATGTATTATGAAGCACGAAAAAAAGCGAAGATGGCCAAGGAGATGGCTTTGAATTGTTATTTAGAGGCAAAGAATATTAAAAATACATATATGTTGAACGACCTTGAAGAAAGTGATAGTGATGAAAATATAAGTGAATTTTAGGAATTTATAAAATTATAGAGCAAATAATTTTATCAAGCGTTTATATATAAGTAAGCATGTTCAAAAAAATACAATCTGGACTCGCAAAGTTCTTCACCAAAGATAAGACCACCATCGTTATGTGGGCTCTTCTTTTAATTATCCTGGGTGGTGCCCTTTATACCTACAATAACGGCAAACTTCTCGTCCGCGACAATATGGAAACTGGTGTCGCCAGCGAGAAGAATGTAAAGATCGAGGAACCCAAGAAGGAGGGCGAAGTGAAGCCCAATGACGCTCCCGTTCTTGGATACGAGATGCAAAACGTGGCCAACCCCGCTGACCTTCTCCCTAAGGACGAGAACAGCAAGTTCGCCGAGCTCAACCCCAACGTGATGACTGCTGAGGGTGTTGCCGGTGGCGACATGCTTGAGGCTGGTTACCACATTGGTCTTGATAGCGTTGGACAGACCCTGAGAAACGCCAACCTGCAGCTTCGCTCTGACCCCGTCATTGCCAAGAAGGATGTTGGACCTTGGATGACCAGCACCATCGAGCCCGATCTTGGTCGCACTCCCCTTGAACTTGGTCAGCGTTAAGCGACTTATATACTAATTGTACAATAACAATAATATTCATTCAATACTATTGTTAGTAAGTAGAAATATACACGCATTATATATAATGGCTTCGTCGGACACTTTAGGATGGATTATGATAATCCTCGTTTTATTTATAAGTTACTATGTTTACTCCGATAATATAGAAAGTTTTCAATTAAAGTGCATTGTTTCTGGTGTAGATGGAAATAAATATTGTGTGCGTGATAGAAATGATATCAACCAAGCAGCAGATTTATTAGCAGAAGTGACAGTGAATTGCAAAAAATTAGTGGAATATGTAGGCAAAAAATATGCAGATCGTGAAAATGTGAAGCGTCTAGTAGAAAACTTCAATCCCAAAAAAATAACAGAAACGTTACCTACAAGTACGTATACTGCTTACAGTGAAAATAAGGGCGAGAAGGTAGCATTTTGCTTGAACCAGAAAAAAGAAAACAACAATCGCTTGATCGATAAGCACACCTTAACTTTTGTTGCCATTCATGAATTGTCTCACGTCATGACCAAGTCCATCGGACACAAGAGTGAGTTCTGGGAAAATTTCAAGTTCTTACTGGAGTGTGCGAAGGAAGCCGGCATTCATGACCCAGCTGATTATAAAAAGGAGCCTCAACAATATTGTGGTATGAAAATCCAAGACAGTCCCTATTACGATGCGTAAACGGGTGTATGTTGTCTATAAAATTGAAAAAGTTATAGACAACCAGTGTATATCAGTAAAAACTATACCAACTATAAGCAAATACTTTCACAAACTCCACTATGTTAGTCAAAGATATCGAGAACGACTTCATACAGCGTATGACCGCTACAGGCAATAATCCTAGTCGCAGTCGATTGTCGAAGTCTATGGATAGCAAATGCACTCGTATCTTGCACGATGCTCTTACGAACATACGCAATTACATTACAGAAAATAAGAATAATCTCCCTCCCGAACTATCTGACACGGGTTACACCGTGCAATTTGGAGTTATAACGGAAGAACCAGATAGCGTAATGGAATACATTTCGGACCTCATGTTGACGAATACGAGCGACATTCATGACGACACGCCTAGGAAGGAGGGAGGGGTATACAAAGGGTTCTATTGCCTTTTGACGAATGAGTATTATAGTGTATCTAAGTACTATGAAACTCCATATGAATTGAACACCGGCGACATAGGCACTTTCCATTCGATTGATGCTGTCGAAGATATTCCATATAAATCGGGGAGTTCACTCCATCGCCTGTTCACATTTGTTTCTGAAACACACACAAAATACAATAGGTTGTGTGATGAAGTGTATTTTGAGTATCAGCGCGTTCACAAAGAATACCGAATTCGTCATGTATACGAAGCAATCATGCATCTAAGTACCATATATTCAAGCTTATTGGGCTACAACAAAAGACAACAAGAGATGTATAAAGTATTTGTTACCCACATTAATCGTTTAATCGATGATATTGGAGATGAAATAGAAACAATATCTGTAATGACTAACCCAAACGATAGAAATAAGGCGAGACAGACATATTACGTCAAATCACAGTGCGATATGGAACAAGTATGTAATCAAATCAAGCAATGGCCGATAGAGACACAATTGCATATTCGCAGATTGACTGACCGGTATGTCGCTAGCAGGGACATATGCGGCATTATCAAAGAATTCTTGTAAACAAAATTGTAACATCATAAAAAGTAGACATTTCTATTTTTTATGTTAGGAAATTAGGATGGGACTTATGCGACAAGTCTCAGACCGCCAACCAGATTGGCGCCCAGACCGAAACCGGCTCCACCGCGAGCGGACTCACCCATGGAAGGGATGAACACATCAAGGATAGCGAAAGTGGCGGCGGCAGTGAGGGCGATCACAATAATCTCCTCCACATTGGGCTGCTTCTTAGGGATAGCGAAAGCAGCAAGGGCAACAACAAGGCCCTCGATCAGATATTTGATAGCACGTTTAACTAGCTCAGTAAGGTCGAACATTGTATTATATTATATTGTAATATAAAAAATATTTTGAATTTCTAAATATTATGAAAACAACTAATCGAAAAAACACTTAAATAGTTCATCTTAATCTACAAATATAGTATAATATGAGTTACGATAAGAAACTCCTCGACGACGGGACCGAAAATCCTAAATATATTGATTTGTGCGATGAAGATCAGTCTATCGCCGGTCAGAAGTTTGCTTGTATGTCTTTCGTTTCTCCTGAAAAGATTTTGAAGAAACGCGAGGTATATCTATTTGACCAGTTTATCAAGAATTGGGAGTTTTCTAAATCTATGGAACGTTATTTTGATTTTATCCATTTTATTGCCTATAAATACAATGTGAAGGTGGAGGGACTGATTGAGGATTTCAATGAGTTTGTGAAGGAGGAGTCTGATAAGTTGAAGAAGAGTGGAATTGAGGACGACTATAAGAATTTCCTAGACAAGCAGGAAGATAAGCTGAATGAGAAGTTCGGTCGCGAACATGCATTCCAGACAAGCGTACGTGGTCTAAAAGTGCGTGGCGTATATCCTAGTCAGGATGAGGCGGAGGATCGCTGCAAGAAGCTGCGTGAGCAGGACCCCAATCACGACATTTACGTTGGTCCTGTAGGTACGTGGATCCCTTGGGACCCTGATGCATACAAGACTGGTCGCGTAGAGCACATGGAGGAGGAGCTAAATGCCCTTCACAAGGAGAAGATGAAGAATGAGGAGATGGCCAAGAAGGAGTTCGAGGAGCGCGTTCGCGATACCAAGAAGAAGGCGATTATGGAGAACATTGAGAAGGCCAAGGCAAGCGGCAATCAGCTTACCCAGACGATTGATGAGGACGGCAATTTGTCTGGCGTCACCGAGAATGTTGACTTTGACTCTCGCGAAGTATCTGATGTGGAGACTACCCAGCTACGCAATGAGCTTCTGATGACCTCTAAGACTCAGGAGGCACAGAATGGTAACATTGATATGATTGTGGAGGATGTCGATCAAGACGACAAGGAGTAATCTGACGTTTTAATCATCAAATAAAAAATAATTTTGTTTTGTAAGTCATAAGCATTTACAAAACAACAATACGTATATTATTTATTGATCATCACTTCTTTGATGACGCTTCTAATAATTTTATCTTTGAATTGGCGAGTTTCCAATTCACCCATGCCGCCTAATATCGCTTGTGTTAGTTGTACATAATCCATATTTTCAGGGGAATCGAATACTTGGTATTCTGGATGTTCGTCCGTCCATTTTTTGATATTTTTGCAATTTTTATTCGATACTTTATCTACTAACCCTTTTAGTGCATCTTTTGAATTGTTTTCTTTGGACCATTCATCATTGTTTCGAATGTATAGGGTTTCCCGTTTCATATCAGTGCAATGAAGAGGACGTTTACATATATCTAATTCTTGTAATTTATTCACCAAAATACGTGAAATACCCCCTACATACCCCAAACGACCGGTCTCCGTAAGATCTTCCATATCTAATTGCATGCTTTCAATAAATTCCGACATATTGATGGCGTCTTTGCATTGTTCGTTCAAAAAGAAATTCAAATTAAACTTCTGGTTGTTGTTAATCGTATTGTTATTGATTGTATTTCCCGTGTGCTTCACCGTATCAATCAGCTGTTTATGTAAACCATGAATTTCTTGCTGTTGTTCCGTTAATAATTCTTTGAATTCCTGGTTTTGTTTCAATATTTCTAACAAATTGTCTTTTGATACCTCACTGGTCGTTTCTTTTGTGTTTTTGTCGTTCATTGGTTCAGATTCTATTACAATTAACTGTTGACTACATTTTTTATTATGCCTCCATAACCCAGTTCGGTCTTTGTATGATTTATTACATAATCTACATTTATGCAGTGGGGATTTTTGGGGACATTCTTGTTGCCGATCCGTTGCTTCCGCATGCTTACGTGTGAGTAAATGTTTACTGAAATCTTTTTTATTGCTTGTATTATAGTAACAATCTTTGCATTCAAAAAATATGGGGATTTTTGGGGATTTTTTGGTGGACATTTGTTGCTGATATATAGCAACATAAAAATCCCCTAAATTGGTTTTCGACAAAATAATAAAAAAAGTATGCAGCCAAATATTTCACTCAAAAATCAAAATCACTGCATTATGCGATGAACCCGTTTTTAGAAAACTCTTTTCCAGAAACTTTCTCACAAAAATGAAAATTGGACATTTTTAAAAATGTCCAAAAGTGCAAAATCAAATATACTTTCCCATGTAAAAAAACGACTAAAATGAAATTAAGTTATATTTTCTAATAATCATCATAATATCTATGGAAACTACGATATAAATGAGGTAGTCATAGGATTGACGTTCTTTGTTTGTAATATACGACATAATATAATAGGGAATGTCCTTGTGGTTCTGATTTTTATCTAATTCACACGCATTGTTGTACCATTCACTAATGATACAATTGCCGAAGATATTCCAACCCGCAATAATGGCGAGAACATAAAATAAATGTACTTCAGGATAACCCAATATTAAAGAACCGAACCACGAATAAATAGAGACGAAGTGATGCAATACACTCACTAGATCTACTTTGATGCTGGGGTTATTACAATCGCTATGAAATTTATCATTCGCGAAGGATAGAAGCGCGACGAAGATAAATATAGCAAGGGGCTTGTGCATTCTATACTATTACAAAATATATTGTGATAACTAGAAAGATAATATTCTGTATTTTTATTCCAATTTGTACACCATAAAATTGAAACAGATACCTCTACATCGGCTATCACAACAAAATAGACACATATCAATATAACAACACAAGATGTTTGGTTCAGCAAACGAGGCAATGTATAACAAATATATGGTGCATTGGACGAAATGGTCCAACATGCGTGCAAGCGTATATAATGAAAATTTATTTATGTATATGATGAATGCGTATCTTCATAATAAAAACCTAGGACCAGCGTTTCACTATGAAAATCTGATGGACATATTGATCACATCTTCTACTAAAAAAAAATCGAAATACGAGAACCTACTAGCAATAAACATTAATCCATTCCTGTCACAAGACGAGAAAAATGAGTATATACGCATATATAATTCTACACAACGTGCTTATACGGCGATGAGCCGATTTGCGTTCATATGGAAATATAAGAGGGCAGTTGTCGGCAATTCAACTGATATGATGATGAACGAGATAAAAAGAGGTGATCGCGGGGTGGTGGAGGTATATCAATCTGGGTCTGTATTCTTATTTCGAACCAGTGAAGTGAACCGCATTGTCGAAAATTCGATATGCAATACTGAATATATGTTTCCAGCACCCAAAACCGTAAAAAACCCGTTTAATAATCTACCGTTTACAAAAGCGAACCTGTATGCAATGTATTTTGGAATGGATAAAATGTTTACAGCCAAGATGCCTATTATATTTTACAACTATTTCGCGTGTAATTTCAATTTGAAGACATTTTATGATAAAAATCAAACTATCATTCGAGACAAAGGAATTAGCGATTATTTAAAAAATACGGAAGAATCGGAACTGTACGACGACGCGTTTGATATGTTAGATTATGTAGAAACTTATACTATCGGGCGAATTCACTTCGATATTTCGGATGAATGTTGTAAATGTTGCATTGTGAAGATTATGAAACCGTATTTGAAATTGTATTTTATCCACAAACATTCCTTAAACAAATATGAGATCAAACAATCGTTTTATGAATTGCGTTATAAACTATTTGGATTGCTGGACCACAACCCTCAGTTCGGACGAAAGCTTCGTGTGCGCTGTAATCCCGGATTGGAGAATAAGCGTACTTACCGAACAAAGTATAATCTGGACCATCCTTGCAATGCGATTGCATTTGATAAGGATAAATACAATGATGCTCATCTGGATGTGTCGTTTGTCGACCAAGAAGAGTACCCATATAATTACGAAGATGGTATTGCAGAACCAATTTTGATGCAACACATTCGCTTCAATCGTAGAGCAGGGAATGTATTAAATGATGAGAGTGTAGTTTCGGAGACAGACTCGGATGATGAGAGTGTAGCTTCGGAGATAGACTCGGATGATGAGAGTGTAATTTTAGAGACGATCGTTCAAAATGATTCATCTGAATTAGAGGAGGGTGAAATATTGGAAGATAACAATGAACCAGAAGTAGAAGTCGGTTTTGAATTGGACTTTACTGGCGATACCAGTGCTGTCCAAGACGACACAGATTTGGAAGATATGGATGAAATAATAGAAAGAGCCACCGAATTATGTGTTAGATTGGACACAACGCTGTTTGAAGAAGCCGACGATAATACAGACAATACCGATGTATAAATTTAATTACCACTTTGTTTTCTTAACATTAATCGATACCGCATTTTTTTTCTTGCTCTTACTTGGGTCATATTCTTCTTCGTCGTCCGAACCCATATTTTTTGATATGTCCCAGAATTCCTTTGAACCTAGACGAAATTTCGGGTGGTCTTCGGCTTTGTACCAAAAAATTTGGTCGGTGAGTTTGTTCGATTTAGAATTGTTGTTAATCACCAAACATTCATAATTTTCAGTTGTTTGGTCCATCACTGTGCAGAAAGATTCGAGGGTTGGGAACATACTCGCATAATTCTCCCAAATACGTTTTCGGTTGGTTAAATAAGGTTCTCTTAGAAGAAATACATAATCTATGTTGGTTCTCAGATTGGGTGGAATGCCAAGTGGATACTGCATCGTGATAATGAGCATGATCTTCCAGTGACGCCCATTCATGAACAAAAGTCGCATCATTTTGTCTCTAGACCAGGAAGCATCGTATAAACAATCATCTAGAATTACAAAGGCTCGTGGGTCAATGGTTGATCTATTATAGGCAGCAACTTCTTTGTTCATTTGTTTTAATACGGTTTTCTGTCTTCGGAGAACATTCTCGATAAGCACTGTATTGTATTCTTCGTGTATAAATAATTTAGGGACATGCTCTGAATAAAAACCGTTTCCAGCTTCTGTTCCAGAAATTACTGTTCCAATTGGGATATCTTGATGATAAAATAATAGATCCCTCACCAAGAAAGATTTACCTGTATCACGTCGACCGATCATTACAATAACCGGACCCTTATTTTCATTTGGCTTGAATGTGATTTCACGCATATTGAATTTTCTCAGTTCTAATGCCATGGTAGAAGTATAATACTAAATACAAACATATTATTAAGTTGATTTAAACGGAAAGATTATTACTTCATAATAAGAAATATTATTAGTTCATAATAAGAAATATAAATATATTCAACTCTTATAAATAAAATCATACTATGTCTAGGTTCTCGTTGCAGGTAATTGAAGACATCGAACGAAACCTTAGTGATTTGAATACATCGAATTTTCACAAAGAGGACAAGGAGTATCCCCAACACTTAATGGAGAACATACAAGAATTTATACCTATATATAATCGTTTTTTGGATGACTGCAGTGACAATACACATACAAATGTGTCCCTAAACCATCGTTATCATATGGTGAGCGGCAATAATTTGTATGATACGAAAGACAAGCAGACAGTTGAACGAAATTTCTTTGTGAAATATTCGCCATTGTTAGATCCGCTTCGATACTTGATAGGTAAATACGACAATTGTGGAGAACATATTCGCATTTTACCATCGGCAAAGAAAAAACACGCGATCAGTAAATTTGACGATGTAAACAATTGTGCATACACTGACGGTTTTTTCTATTATTTGTCGAGCCGATTACAAGAACAATACTATTTTCCGCATGGTATCGATTATTACGGAAGTTATCTGGCGATTCAAAAATATTACAAAATCAACGTAGAAGAGGACCTAGAGTATTTAAGCAATTCTCATTTTTTCAATGAAAATATAAATAAGCGATTTGTGTTAACAAATAATGAATATGAAACGTATGGGGGAAGTTGTAAAAACAAAGAACCCTTGAAGATTGCAAAAACGCTCAAACATAACATTACTTCTTGTTCGCTCGAAGCAATCTCGTTGCCTCACCAGCCAAATGAGAAAGAAGAACATTCCGATGAACTGATTTATGAGAATGCAGAACATACGCACAATACAACACCGGAATCCGGTGCGAGTTCTGAAACCAGCGAAACAAACAGTTCCTTAAATAATAGCAGTGGAACCAGCGAGAACGAGAATGAAGACGAATGGGAAACCGAGGATGACGAAAATACAGAAGACAGTTCACCGTATTCTTCTATCGAAGAAACGCACGCCATTATATACGACTATCCTGTCCAAGTAATATGTCTCGAGAAGTGCGATAATACGCTTGATAACCTATTCGAAAACAATCAAATCAATGAGGAAAATGGTGCGTGTACATTATTCCAAATTGTTATGATACTATTGTGTTATCAGAAGGTATTTCATTTCACACACAATGATTTGCATACAAACAATATTATGTACAATGAAACAGAAGATGCCGATTTGTATTATAAATACAAAAATCAATACTACAAGGTTCCTACACACGGTAAACTGTTTAAGTTGATTGATTTTGGGAGAAGTATATACAAATTTGATGGAAAGGCATTCTGTAGCGACAGTTTTGCACCATCTGGTGACGCTTCATCACAATATAATTGTGAACCATATATGAACGAAGAGAAACCACGCATTGATCCGAATATGAGTTTTGATTTGTGCAGGTTGGGTTGCTCTATTTATGATTTTATTATACACGACAGCGACGACAAAGAATACAATGAACTACAAAGAACCATTAAACGATGGTGCACTGACGACAACGGCAAAAACGTGTTGTATAAGAAGAATGGCGATGACCGATATCCAAATTTCAAATTGTATAAGATGATTGCTCGCACCGTGCACGCTCATACACCTGAAGAGCAATTGCAGTGTGATTATTTCAAACAATTTGCTTGCGAGAAACCAGACGGGTCTTGTGAAATTATCGACATAGACAGTATGGTATATCACGGATAAAGGGTTTCATATATTTTCACACGTAAAAGTATAAAGGTGTTCTCTAGTAATAAGATATGAATGAAAATATTGATTTTATGAAAAGATGCCGTCAAATAGCATCCGCAATGAGAAAACAAGAAATATGGCGTCAAAAACAGATAGATATATATTACCGGAAAGGACGACCACTTTTCAAAACAGATAAGAAAGTTCTATAGTAAAATATACAGGTTACTATAGAATCAAGGACAATTTATTTCATATATTGCTGTTTAAACTCTTCCACGCTCATAATCGGAATATTCATTTCCTTCGCTTTGTTGAGTTTATTGGATACTTCTTGTGTATTCTTGGTAACCACTGCTAAAATACCCTTCTTTACATTGTCCACCAACTCACCACCGTTATTTTTTAGTGCTGCAATAATATCTGCGTCTCGAACCTTGGTCATAACTACTTTTTGATTATATAGTGGATGACTTGTATTTACGCGTTTGGACGATGGCTCTGGTGCACGTTTTTCAACCAATTTATGTTCTAGACCCGTATTTTTCAAAAACTGCACAAAACTGTCCATATTGTTTACAAAGCTGGTTGCATTTTCTTTACCAATTCCATTGATTGTTTGTAGACGGGCCATATTTTCTTGTTTAGAATGAGAAGATGTGAATATATCAGGGAATGCCTCCATAATGGGTGTGATTTTCCTCTCTCCCAGTCCTCTTCCAAGCACATTGGACGCAACCGCAATCTTTGCGATATTTGCATTACGCACTTTGTCTTGAATACTATTGTATACCTTTTCAGCCATTTTATCTTTAAAACCGTCTACTTTATTGAAGTCCTGTTTCGTCATACGCAATATCTTGGGAATACTATTGTATCCAGCATTTATAATGCGCTTTACATTTCCACTAGACAAACTTTCCACTTCAAGCGTTGTAAAAAAATTCGTGATGCGCTTTTCTAGCAGTGTTTCATTTGTATCGAAATTATCAATCATGATATCAATATGGGTATTATTCCATGTATAGGGCACGTTCGGCATCTTCGCATTTTCAGCCGGAGCAATAACAGATTTGATATATGGAATTACATCGCCACTGCGTATAAGTTCAATGATCGCACCCACTCCAATTTTGTTTGTTTCAATAAAATTACCATTGAAACCAGTTGCGTGTTTGATGGTTACACCACCCAATTTGATAGGTTCTATTTCCACACGTGGTTTTAAATAACCAGTTTTACTCACATTCCATTCCACGTCTACGACTTTGGCTTCCGCAACCTGGTCGGAAATAACCATTTTGAATGCAAATGCGTGTTCCGGGTTTTTGTTTGTGCGAGGATAGATGTGGTCATCGCCAACAATGATTCCGTCAATCTCATATATATGATTGGTTCTCCAATCAACCAAGATAGACGATAAATATTCATTGGTGATATTTTTTTGAGAAGTATGTTGCACAACCTGAAATGATAGTTCTTGTAATTTTTTCATTTGGGAACTGGGTTTCAAAGAAGGAACAATCATTTCATATGCAACAAAATCCAAATCGTGAATTTTTTTGTCTACTTGTTTGCTATTAATAATACCGGATACCATATTGCGAGGATTCGCGAAAGAATGTTTGTATTTCTGGTCGAATGTTTGCTTTTTAATAATGAATTCACCTCGGACTGCAACATTGTTGACTTTGGGTAATTTCAAATAAGGAATTAAATGAGATATGTCTTGACCAATTTTACCATCACCCCGAGTGTATAACTTTGGCGTACTACCTTGTGTACTATATAAACCACTTACTCCATCCAATTTACAAGACAATACATAAGGACCGTTATACTTCTTCTTCCATTTGTCTAGAATATTCGTATCTGGCTTGATTTTGTCCATAGAAGGCATATGAAACGGAAGGTCAACTTTGTTTCGACCAACAGGAGCACCGATTTGTTGCAAGACTTCATTTCGTTCATATTTGGTTTCAGCGTATTCTTTGACAATATCAAATTCATTATCGGTTAATAACGGATTGTTCGAATTATAATATGCGTCGTTTGTTTGTGAAATGATTTCCATAATGGTTTCTTCATTGAGTTTCTTCAAAACAGACAATCCATTTTGTTTGAAATCCTTGATATAATTTATAACGTTTTTATTCAGAATGGGTGAATTTGTATTATCTTTCGATATATTTTCAATAAGAGACCGACCATCAATTCGCTTGTCCGGTGGTACATAGACTAGTTTTAGTTTATCAAAAACATCCTTTTCGCTATGTATATCATCATATACTACATTTTGTTGATTATTCTTATTTGTAAATCCGTGTTCGTTCATAGACATCCCCATTTTCAATGCATGTGCACGCATAGATGTATTAAAATCCTTACTCCCGGTAAAATACAAAATCGCGAAAGGATATTCTTTTTTCGTAGTAAACATAAAATCAACGCGCCGGGCTTTTGAACGAGGGGTTAATTTCGCGACAACCAAACATTTGGTATCGCCTCTGGACAACACCTCAATAATCATCTTTTTCGAAATAAGTTCGTCGATTACCCGATGAAATACAGAACGATCGTCAGATGTAATAATAATATCAATATCGCCTGAATTGGTCGCTCCCCTACGATAACTTCCTACAACTTCATAGTACGTAGGACCATTTTCTGAGACCTTTTTGAATGTTTTCATCAACTCACAATCATATTTGGCGATTTCGTTTCGTGGAATACGTTCCAAAATGTCTTCATAATATTTTAATCCAATGCGTTGGATATTATTCAATACTCGGTCCTGTTTCTCGCGTAGTTCGACAATCGAACGTATGTTATGCTGTTTCACCAACTCTTCTGCCTTTTTGGGTCCGATTCCATATACATTTGTAAAAAGAATCAGCGGATCGTTTTGAGATTGTTCCAACAATGCAACCTTACCAGTTTTGGTATACTCTTCTAATTGATCATAGATGGTTGCTCCGATGGTTGGTGTATTTTTTAACTGGTCAACTTGTTTAATGTCTTGGTCGGTACGTAGAATTGTATCGCGCGCGCGACTGTATGCACGTGCTTTCATGACATCTCCTTTTTTCATCATCAATTCAGATGATTTGCTCAATACATTTGAAAACTCCTGGTTCCATGATTTATTCCGTGTAGTCGGACTCATTATATATAAATACTATAGAAGTATTTATGTATGTTTGTAAATTACTAAAATTCGGGTTCTCCAGTAAATACTTGCGTCTCATTTGGAGTAAACGATTTGGTATTCGTCATAACATTCATGAAGTCTGATACATTCCCTTGCATCAGAAGTCCCACGAACAAGCCAACAAAACTAGACAAAAACACCACAACCGAATCGCGCAATACGTTCCTGAAAGGTTTCATCTGTTTGTCCACATACTTCATCTCCACTATCTTGGTAAAGACATACAACACCGAAATAACAAGCGAAAGAACCAATAACTTTTCCATAGCAAATATAATTTGTTAGTTTATAATTAATTATATTTCATAACGCACTTAATACAATTCCTCCACATCATTTAAAACAACTTTTGTGGGGTCCAAGCGAGATGTTTCTTGTTCGTCTAAAACATCAAAATCTGTGAGGTGCAAATCCTTCGTATCAATGGTGAGTTTGTCGTCATCCTCGTCGTCGCTACCATACATGCTATTCTCCATTGCACGAGAAGTGCTTAACTCTTCTAATTTTTCAATGGACTTGGGCGCATCAATTTCGTTTATCTGGTTTACTTCGTCTAAAACTGAATCGATGTCATTGAATGAAAGTGTGGTGACTACCTTTTCATCAGGGTTCATATCTTGAATCGTCTGGGTCATAACGGGTTCTTCCTCTACGGGCTCACGTACACTCTCGGCATTATCGACCATATCGGTTGTAATTTGGTTAGCCTCATTGTTTTCTCGCACGTCCACCTCTTTCTCTTCTTCAGGATTGTCGATTGTCTCTACAATGACTTCTTCCTCGTGTTCAATGCTTTCATCCATATAGGCACGAATAATCTCTTCTGTGGGGATACTCTCGCGAATTACGTTCATAATGCTTTCTTGGACAATCATTTCTAGTTCACGATTGTTCTTTTGTAACTGAAGAGGGGGAATATTCTTCTCAAACAAATACACATTCGAATACAGTTTGCGTGCAACAGAAATGTATACTTTGTGAATGAAATTATCTAACTTGGGAATGGTGATGTCAATTTTTTTTTGTTTGTTTCCAACACGAATGCAGGTCAAAATTTTAAGTTGAATAATATGCACACAAGTGATTAAATCTTCTAAATAATCACAACCACTTTTCTCTACAATGCGCACACGTTCTTTCTCGATTATTTCATTGTTCCATTTGGGAACACGTGAAAGCAAATTCTGAAAAGTCATCAAGTATTTGTTCGCCTCATCATTTTGAATACATATCTTCCATGCTTCGCTAAAAATAGAGCGAACCCCATCTGCCACAAGAGGCGTAAAAATGCTCACCAGTCTACTACACCACTCGTTCCTTGACTCATTCAAGTTAGAAATCACAAAGTCGTCCATTATTATATTGAACTAATACTTTTTATATCTTTATTCGAACGCAAAAATATATAATCAAACAAATATAACATCAATAACTTTTCGGATCGATAATCAGATTTGATTTTATGAAAACATATTTGTGCAGATGCTAAAGAACCTTTGTCTAAACTTGAACAAGCAGAGAACCAATCCATGACATCCAAACAAGAAAATCCGTGTTCATAAATTTCATTGGACAAAGAAACAAAATGCGAATGCTCGTATTCGTGGTCAAAAATGTGTTGCATCTTTTCGCGAAACCATTCTTGGTGAATATTCGTAGTCTGCAATTTGTGAGTTTGGATGCGAAGTTGATGTAGATTTTGTATATGTCCATCCTCATCAATTCGTTCGGGTACATATATCTCACAGAACCTCGACAAAATGGGTATCATCAAGCGCTGTTTGTTTTCTACAACCACGAAAAAACGCGTATTATGACTAAAAAGTTCAATACATCGCCTTAAAGCGGATTGTGCGTCGCTTGTAAGAAATTCGGCATTGAATAATACAATTGACTTGAAATAAATATTATCATTCAATTGAATGTTCGTTTTGGCGAAAAATTTCAGGTCTTCGCGTATGAATTTTATGCCTTTGCCGTGCGCACAATTCACATACAACACATTTTTACGTATTTTTTTCTTATCATTGTCATAAATATTCTGAATGAAATTTTTCAAAATCGTTTTCTTACCCGTCCCACTATTTCCGTGAAAGATAATATGAGGTATCTTCTTGGTTGTTTGAAAGTACTCTAATTTTTCGTATATTTTATGATGTGTGTTCATTAGATAAGATGGGCAGAATTGTTTATTTAACTTTGTTTAATTATATTTAATTGCTTGGTAAATAAATACCGCTCTTCATTCATGGTTTTTCTACAAATATTGCAATGCAAACAGGCGATTTCTACATTGTCGTTATTATGTCCGCGGGAATTATCCCGTCTCTCTAGCGACCATTGTTTGTTATCACGGACATATTCATACAATATCAATACAGGTTCTCTGCAATAATAACAAGTGTTCTTACAAGTATGTAACAATTCGATAACCTTGGGCAATGTAATGAATTTATCCTCGTCATAAATAGTTTTTTTGATATCTTGCTGATGATATCCTTGTATTTTTGTTTTGATCTGGTTCTCGACGATCGAATGAATATGTTTGCGTCGCTCGTCTTCACAACAATGCGATACGTCATACAAGCTATCTATATAGCTATTTTGCATTTCGTTAGTCAATTCGGTTTCAACCAAATTCCACTGTTTGCGTTGCGTAACTTTCCTTTTCTCTTTCACTTTTGTCTCTATCATTTTTTTCCCGGTGGATTGACTATTATGAAAATTACTCCCGGTTTCGTGTAAAAGTATGCGTTTTATTTGAGGCTCCATACACAAAGAAGTTATATTAAAAAAACTAGATAAACATACCCGTCTATATTATATAGAAGAAGATGTCTACAAGTTCAAGCGAAGACGTCTCAAAAAATTTTATTAAGACACTGGAAGATGATGCAAATAATGCGATTAAATTGAAACCACCCCCAACATGGAATAAACTGGATAAAATCTCAAAAAAAAATAAACTGTTCTGCTATGCTGAAAAATATGCAATCGAAACCAAGTACAATGCGAGTGATTTGAAAATGTTGAAAATGTTTTTTCTGAAAACATTAGAAAAGGGAAAGTTAAATAAGATAAAAGAAGTCAATTATTCGGTAGAAACACAGGAAATTACATCGATACCTGGCCTATTTTTCAATCAAACCACTAAAAATTTCACATTAAGAAATATGGATCCCAAACACGTTTCTACATTGAAATCCCTGCCTTCTAAAAGTGAGAAACAGAAAATTGAATAAGTAAATATTATTTACATAAACAATATAATAGGAATATTCTATCATATTGTAATGAGTTTCACCCCCAATATGACGAATAACGATAATGATAATACCGACAACAAAATCAACATCCAGTTCAATGCCGACATTCGGAATTGGTTTGATAGTGATACATCGAATTCAAAGACGGAAACATTGAATTGGTTTGATCGATTTTCAACCGATGACCAGGTTGAACTCACCACAACTGTATGTGAATGTGTAGATGAATATATTAAAGAAAACGCAGATGATATGCAATCATCAACATTTGCCGTCGACATATGCTCTGAAATCACTGATTTAGTGATGGACACTTGGAAAGAAGGCGACATATGCGATGACGACGATTATGACGATGTACGCGACTTGGTGGAGCAAACGTATGAAAATTATAGTGATTATATGAAAATACCGAATTACTGTGACTCGTATAATGTATATAAACTAGACGAATTGACGTATGACGATAAACTACAACTACTCAGAAAAATAACGGGTCTACAAAACCAAACCCAACCTTCACAGAAAACTGTCGAATGGTATGAATTCCGTCATAACTTATTGAGCGCAAGCAACATTTGGAAAGCGTTCGGAACCCAAGCGCAAGTGAACAGTCTGATATATGAGAAATGCAAGCCGATAAAGGAGATTATTCGCGATTATTCTTGTGTAAGTATGTCGAATTCGCTGCAATGGGGAATTAAGTACGAGTCGGTTACAATGATGATATATGAAGATATGTACCAGACAAAAGTAGGCGAGTTCGGATGTTTGCAACACAGAGACCACGATTTTGTCGGAGCGTCTCCTGATGGAATTAACGTAGAGCATACAAACGCTCGATTTGGACATATGGTAGAAATTAAAAACATTGTAAACAGAGAAATCACCGGAATACCAAAGAAGGAATACTGGATCCAGACACAAATGCAGATGGAAGTATGCGAACTAGACAAATGTGATTTTGTAGAAACCCGCTTCAAAGAATACGAGAGCGACGTTGCATTTTACGAAGACGATACACACGAATATAAGGGCGTGATGTTGCAGTTTATGAATACACAGATGACTGATGGATTTCCAGTGTTTACATATATGCCGTTGTCTCACGATTTGACCAAAGACTCAATCCATTCCTGGATTGACGAAGAGAAAAAGATGCAATCGAAGGACGACAATGTATTAACAAGCATTATTTATTGGTATCTGGACGAATATTCGTGTGTAATTATTGAGAGAAACCGAAAATGGTACGAAGCAGTTCTTCCAAAGATAAAAGAGGTATGGGAAATGATTTTGAAAGAGCGCGTAGAAGGATACGACCATCGTGCTCCCAAAAAGCGTTCACCAAGTATCGTAGTCGACACAGAGACCGGCGAAAGCCAAGTGTTGAACGAGAATGGCGAACCAACAAAAAGAGTGTGTTTAGTCAAGTTGGAAAATATTGAGGATTTTGATAAGTAGGCATGTTGATATATAAAAACGATATAGATGTTTTTTTTTATATATTGTATATTCATATAATATTCACTGTATGTCGAATATTACGAGCGACGCCGCACTTGCCATGGAAAAGGACGAGGAAATGTTAGTTACAAAGCGCGACGGTAATACAGAAGTAATTGCATTTGATAAAATCTTGAAGAGAATACGTACATTAGGAAATGAGGCCAATATAAAAATTAACTATACATCACTCGTGATGAAAGTTATCGACCAGATCTATAACAATATTTCTACTACAAAAATCGACGAATTGTCTGCGGAACAGTGTGCGTCCATGTCTACGATCCATCCCGATTATAACGTATTGGCTGGACGCATTGTTGTATCCAACCACCATAAAAACACGAGCGCTTCTTTTGTAGACGTCGTGAACCAACTATACACCTTCAAAGACAAACATGGCGTAACATCCTCCCTTGTATCAAAAGACTTACACGATATTACGAAAGAACACGGAGAAACATTCGAAAATATGATTGATTACAACAATGACTATTTGATCGATTATTTCGGGTTTAAGACACTTGAACGAGCCTATTTAATGAAAATCAATAATAAAATTGTAGAGCGTCCGCAGCATATGTGGTTGCGTGTAAGTATCGGTATTCACGGAAATAATCTAGAAAAAATCAAGGAGACATATGACTATATGTCCAATAAATATTTCACCCACGCTACACCTACTCTTTTTAATGCGGGCACCCCTCACCCACAACTATCGTCTTGTTATTTGATTTCGATGGAAAACGACAGCATAGACGGCATCTATAACACATTGAAAGACTGTGCTCTCATTTCGAAGTGGGCGGGCGGGATTGGTCTGCATATTCATAACGTTCGTGCATCTGGAAGTCATATCCGCGGTACAAATGGATCATCCAATGGTATTGTTCCTATGCTTCGCGTATTTAATCACACCGCCAAATATGTTGACCAAGGGGGCGGAAAAAGAAACGGTAGTTTTGCTATGTACTTGGAACCATGGCATGCAGACATTGAGGCATTCTTGGAAATGAGAAAGAACCATGGAGAAGAGGATTTGCGTGCACGCGACTTGTTCTATGCTCTTTGGACCCCTGACCTCTTTATGGAACGCGTGAAGAGTGGAGGGGATTGGACATTGATGTGTCCAGATGAATGTCCTGGATTGTCCGATGTATATGGAGAGGAATTCAAAGAACTATATGAGACATACGAGCGCGATGGTAAGGGTCGCAAAACGATGAAAGCACGCGACCTCTGGTTTCAAGTATTGGACGCACAAATGGAAACCGGTACTCCCTACTTGTTATACAAAGACTCGGTCAACAAAAAGAGCAATCAATCGAATTTGGGTACAATCAAGTCGTCTAATTTGTGCTGTGAGATCACCGAATATTCGAATTCTGAAGAAACCGCGGTATGTAATCTTGCTAGCATTGCTTTGCCTGCATTTGCGAAATTGGACGAGGAAAACAATGTTACTTTCGATTTTGAGAAATTACATAAGGTGACCAAGGTCGTGACGAACAACCTGAATAACATTATCGATGTGAATTTCTATCCTACAGATAAGACCCGCAGAAGCAATATGCGTCATCGTCCCATTGGTATCGGTGTGCAAGGTCTAGCAGATATATTCTTCAAGATGAATCTACCATTTCATAGTGATGAGGCAAAACAATTGAACAAGGATATTTTTGAAACGATGTATCATGCTGCACTTGAACAATCCAATGAAATCTCGATTGAGAGATACAATGTCGTGAAGGAGAAACACTTCGATAATGATATGCCGGACACTTCTGTAGACAACCTATTCAATGAATATGAACAGCCCCTTCTTGATGCTATCCAAGACAAGGCAACCACTGTAGGAAGTTACATTAGTTTTGTTGGTTCACCCATGTCGAAGGGTATTTTCCAATTTGATATGTGGAAGGTGACCCCTAGCAATCGCTATGATTGGGATGCCCTTAAAGAAAGCATTATGAAGTACGGAACTCGTAATTCGCTGTTGATGGCTCCTATGCCGACTGCATCTACCTCGCAGATTTTGGGATACAACGAATGCATTGAACCAATTACTAGCAACATTTATAGTCGCCGCACAATCGCAGGTGAATTTGTCCTCGCAAACAAATATCTAATGAATGACTTGATCAAACTGGAATTGTGGAACGAGAAGATGAAGAACAACATAGTCGCAAACAAAGGTTCGATCCAACATTTAGATACGATTCCACAGGAAATTCGCGATAAATACAAGACAGTTTGGGAAATGCCCATGCGTCATTTGATTGATATGGCGGCAGACCGAGGGGCTTATATTTGCCAGAGTCAAAGTTTGAACCTATGGTTGGAAGACCCGAATTATTCCAATTTGACGTCCATGCATTTTTACTCTTGGTCAAAGGGTCTGAAGACCGGCATTTATTATCTGCGTCGCCGTGCTAGACACCACGCACAACAATTCACAATTGAGCCCGAGAAGGCACAAATAGTGAACCCAGTTGAAGACGTGGAAGACGAGATATGTGAAATGTGTTCCGCATAAAAAACAAAATATACATAATACTCATGTTTCTCCTTTGATAACTACATAATCACGTTGTATACGTATTTATCAAACACCCAGATTGGTATCCACGTAATTGTGGACCATTTTTAAATAGCATTGCAAGCACACCAATACGTCCATCATCGAATTGTGCAATCCCTCTACTTCTTTGTTATCAAACAAATGCTTGTATAATTCAATCAACTTGGGGTTTTTTTTGTACGAACGCCCCCCTTCAAATTTGGAGGGAAGTGTAATATTGCACACGTATTTGCCCTTCGCCATTGTGCAATAGGTTCGAATGTTCTTGCTTTTCTCAAAATAAGTATTGAAAAGAGCCAAACACTCTGGATGTTCCGTTTGAATGGACCCGCGATGACGTTCAATTTCAACCATCATCATCTGTTTATCAAAACCGATATTGTGAGCAATGATTTTACTCGAAGTAGAATAATGTTTATAAAAGGTTTTTAGTGCGGAAAGCATATCCATTCCATCGTCCAATTTTTCTCGCGTTACGCCAGTCAGGTTCTTGACTTCCTCCGACAAAGGAATGCTTGCATCAATGTTGATATACGTATCGAATTTATACACTATCTCTTTTGCTTCACAATCATACACGATATAACTCAGTTGTGTGATGTAAGGATATTTCTTTATATCACCACCATCGTCTCCACGAGGAGGCAACCCAGTGGTTTCTGTATCAAATACGAGCACGCGATTGTTCTGTTCCATCGTTGTTGTTCTGTTTTTACTATTATAAGAAGGAATGGACGGTTCAATCAATTTTACATTATAATGGGTCTGTCGAAAAATCAAATAAAGATTATTATCTAGATAAGTGTAAGAAACTGGATGACGTCCATTGGAGCGTCTCCTCTACAAGCAATATATGAGACAATCAGTTATCCATATCCATTGATACGTTCTTATGAACCGAGTTCGGCGAGTGTAGCATATTTCAATGGAAAATATTACTTGAATACTCGATACGTAAATTATTGGTACACGTCAGAAGGTTTATTTGGAACGAATGACTTGATTGGAAGCATCAAAACTAAAAATGTGGTAAGTGAATTGAATTCCACACTTGTTCCAATGCACTATCAAGAAATGGACGAAACGTCGATCGAATTTGAATCCAAATGGAACAGATGCTTCGGTTTGGAAGATATTCGGTTGTTTGTGTTTAACGCCAAGTTATATTATTTAGCAACCAATGTAAATTACACTCACGATTCGGTGAATAGTCTGATCATGGGGGAATATGATCCAGAAAAACGCATATATCGAGACAATCATTTTTTACATTCCCCATACAAACGTACGATGCAGAAAAATTGGATTCCGCTTGTATGGAAAGAGGAATTGTATTTTATTTATAAGTGGTTTCCATTGGAAATCGGGAAATTGGATGAAAAACACACATTAGTGATAGACAAAACGTTTCCTATTCAAGAGCCCGCGTTTCGCGATATTCGTGGGTCATCCAATTTTATAGAACACGGGAAATATTTAGTGGGAATGGTACATTATTCGATTGACGGTGAACCTCGAAAATATTTTCATCGTTTCGTTGCTTTGGATAAAGAAACGCTGGAACCCGTCTCGTATACAGATGACTTTGTTTTCTTTCGCAACGGCATTGAATTTTGTTTGAGTTTAGCGATTGTAGATGAAGAATATGTGTGTTGGATTTCGCGTATGGACCGTGATCCTTTGATGTTGAAGTTGGATATGGAGAAAATCGTGTTTGTACATACATTTCAATAGCAATAAAATATGGAAGTATTATATACAAATATGAGTAAACAAATAGCAGATACAATAACTGGAATGCATATAAATAACCCTAGAATTTGCTTCATTTTTGGAACAAAAGAACAAAATAAAAATAATATAGTCGAAATAACTGACGGAAAAGGTGGAAAAATGAACGTTAATTTGGAGAAGAATCATCCAGGCGGTATCCCTGTTAGTGAAATAACCGAATTAACGAAGGCGATTGAGAACCATTTCAAAGAAAAATCAACAGAACCCGTAGTCGAGCCCGTAGTCGAGCCAGTAGTCGAGCCAGTAGTCGAGCCAGTAGTCGAGCCAGTAGTCGAGCCAGTAGTCGAGCCAGTAGTCGAGCCCGTAGTCGAGCCATTAGTCGAGCCCGTAGTCGAGCCAGTAGTCGAGCCAGTAGTCGAGCCAGTAGTCGA